TCACTGCGGCCAGAAGCACGCCAGAACCTTCCCGTTCTTCCAGTCAATATATACTACGATTGGCATACCACTCACATCCTGGCTCGGATCGTAAACAATCCCGCTGCTGAGCTCACTGCTGGTGCTTTTTGAAATATCATTGGTAATCTGATTGATTTCAGTGATATCACCATACGCATTATTTGAACTGCCAACTGTCTTAGTGCCCTTGCCAACACAATCAGGTTCATAATCTGAAGGAAATTCAACATATGCTTCATTCCATTCAGCTCCTGTTATAAATTTCCCGGATCCCGGTTCATATACATATCCGACAACAGTGCTCAATGAACTGCTGCTGTTATCCTGTTCTTCTGTCAAGATCTTGGCACATCCAGCAGCGTATGCTGATCTCAGATTAGCGAGATCCGCTGCCTCTCTTGCTTTCTCAAGCTGCGCATTAAATATCGGAATACTGATCAATGATCTTCAGGAAGAAATATTCATCATCTGGATAGCCGTATCCTTTGCGTCTCAATGTTTTTATCATCTGGTTGGTTCCTTCAACTTTGCCGGATGAGATATGGACTCTTGCATGAGAGATAATTCCTTTCATGTGTTCCTCCAGCAGCTTGGCAAACCATATGAAATGCTTGTTCTCTGTTGCTTTGCAGGTGCGTATGATCCGGTTAATATGAATCTTCATGCCTCTTTCGCTATTTGCTTTGTATGCTTTATCAAGCTGTTCCTTTACCAGATCCATGGTGAAGAACAGCTTGTTTTCATCCAATAGCTTCTTGTATTCTTCTTCAATGCCTGCTTTCTGCTTCACCTCCGGCTTCTTGAACAGATCGCTTCCACGGGCAATGGTGAAGTGATCTGCCAAGATTGATACTTCAAGGCTTTTTCCTTTCTATCGTCAGTGACATTATACGTATCAGTTCTATGACAAACAAGGAAGTCATATTTACGCCAATTTAGGATGGCCGAAACAGATAAAGAATCTGAAAGAATACCTGACTTCTTAAAAGTGTAAAAAATGTTATTCGAGAAGTTACTAACAGTATGTGAAACGATATGTGAAACGATCGCCATAATCTGAAACACCTTGAATAATCATTTTTCTAAGATAATGGATCTTATTCCAGTTCTCGAATAAGATCCATTTAAAGAGAAAATTCTCCACCATCGTGAAAGCAAATGGCAAAGAGCACCAAAAGCCAATTGCCTCAGAAGCGGTAAAGAGAATTCAGAGAATCTACCATGAAGAACATCTGATCCAGGAGCTTCCGCCAGCAGAACATCTGCAAAAGAGACAGGCAAAGGGATTCAATATGCACTGAACCAGGAAAAATATCTGCGCGTATTCCTGGAAGACGCAAATATTCCACTGGATAATAACGCTGCAGAGATTGCCATCCGTCCATTTACAGTAGGACGGAAGAACTGGGTGCTAATTGATACACCAAAAGGAGCAGAGGCAAGCGCAGGCATTTACTCCATCGTCGAAACAGCCAAAGCAAATGGATTGAAACTGTATCCATACTTTACGCATCTGCTGGAAGAAATCCCAAAAATCATTAACGGAGGCAGTACAGAAATACCAGAAAGCCTCATGCCCTGGTCACAGGAAGCCTATCAAAAACCCGGTATGTAAAACCATTCCGATCAACACTGCTTAGTGTACCTGGAAATGGCTTTTTGCATAGGTACTGATTATTATTCGCTTACTTTACAAACAGCTATTGTTCAGTTTCCTGCCGCCCATCATAAAAGAAGCCACTGCAGAGATTTTTCTCTCCACAGCGGCTTCTGTTCATCACTTCGATACTCTGTTTCCGATCATCACATCATTTGATCGTGATGTTCTCCGGCGTTGATGACTGCCAGAGAATATTCCCGTCATTCCAGCTTTCCGTGACATTTCCTTCTTCATCGGTTGTTTCCGTCCGATGCTGAACAAGGATTTCACCAGATACATTGTAATCTCCCGCGGCTGAAGGCACATTTCCCGAAACAGGTTTATCTGTCACCATCGTACCATCCTCATTCACGAGATACGTGACAGCAGTATCCGTCTTCGCTGCATCTGTGTATGTAAAGCGATAGACAATACGATAATCCTTATTCTTCGTATCCTGATACGTCTCATAAGGAGTCTTCTCTGTTTCTGAATCATCATCCTTAGAATCTGTATTCTTGACTGCCTGCAGATACGGCTTAAGGGCTGCCAGAACTTTCTGCTTCGTTTCATCCTTATCACTGATCACGATCTGCAGACTGCCGTCATCCGCTTTCTTAAGTTTCACATCATCCAGATCCAGCGTGTAGGTATACGTGACTACTGCGTCCTTATCTGTATAACGGATTGTCTGATTTCCGCTGTCCGTACGCTTCAGCCCTTCCAGATCCAATGCTTCCTGGCTGCTGTCATTGAAGGTCGGAGCCGGCTGCGGCGATGCATCTGTATTTTCAAACATCGTGATCTGAATCGGCTTTACATCTTTTCCAGCCGCTTCCGCTTTCTTCTTGTCAGCATCGCTCTTTGCTTCATAGACACAATCCGGCAGCGAGAGAACATAACGAACCTTATACTCCCATTCCACCTTGAGACTGCCTGGATTCGAAGTTACCTTGTAGTTGTCCGCAAGATAACCGTCCTTTATCTCATACGTGAATCTATTGACGTTAATACCCGGCTCGGTAATGGTGGAATACGGCTGCAGGAATTTTACCGTTACCGGTGATTCATTCTGCGTTACTGACGTACCATTCACAGATACAGACCAGCTGTTCAGTGAATGCGGCTGACCATCATATGCCCAGGAACCATTTGCAGAAGTAATTTCGACATCTGCCGGGCTGATATTCAGACCATCATCGAACTCATGACTATATACCGTAAGCAGTGAACCACTGCTGTTCAGCAATGTATTTTCACTCAGCGATGTTCCGTTATACAGCAGCACATCCACTTTGACAGTATAAACACCCGCATTCACCGGTGCCTTGCCGGATGTATGGCTGCCATTCGCATCATTCCATACATACTGCACTGTGGATTCCGACGTCTTCGCTAACGTTTGTGTATATGTGTACTTGTAAACGACTGTATTGTCTCCGATGACCGGCATGTGATCCGGCGTGAATGTCACGCCATGTTCACTGCCGTCATATACAGCTGTGGTATCTGACAGCTTTCCGGTCCACTTCGGGTGATACCAGAACGCAGCCGTCTGACCCGAACCATTATCCTTTTCAAGACTCAGCTGTGAAGAAGTTGTTCTTTCAGCGCTTGATTCACCCTTCTTCAGAACAGCAGACGAAGCAAATGTATAACCATCCACTCTCGGTGAGTTCTCCACGGTTTCTTCTTTTTCTGTAGATACGACCGGATTATCCGTAGGGATTTCAACCGAGATCTCCGACTTTGTGCTGTCGTCAATGTCCTGATATATAGCATAAAGCCGCTTCTCATACTGCCAGCTGCCTTTACTCAGATTGTAATACAGCTTGATCGGGTTCTTTTCGGTTCCATCGTATGCTACGCCATTTGCGCCAGACATATATGTATATCCATCTATCTCCGGTGGAACAATGTTGAATTCCGTGCCGATTGTATACTTCTCAGCCGTTGTAAAGGTAGATTCACCATTATAGGTAATCTTATTTCCGTTTTGGTCTACAAGCTGATACGTCAGATTCACTTCACCAGCCGCCATGACCTTTGCCTTGAGATGAATGGTGTAATACCCATCTGTACCGACATCATCTGATCTTAACAGGTCCTTCATGATCTTCCGATCTTTGATGAACTGCCGTTCCTTGCCGTTACTGTCTGTGTAATACCACCGCACCTCATGTCCATCCGGTGCAGAGACTGAAGGGAAATCATTGACACCTGTATCACTGTTATAAAGCTGATCACCAGTTGCCACATCCTTTTCACCAAGCTGATTGCCTGCTTCATCATAGAAATAAATGTGATACTGGGACTTCTTCCATTTCGCAAACAACTGCAGTTTCTGCGTCAGTTTGGAATTCACATCTCCAGTGAACTCCTTTGTGTAGTTCGGATCAAGATACCAGCCGACAAACTCTTCACCATCAACATTATCCGGTTTTGAAATAGACAGTTTTTCTAAATCCTTGGCAATCCGATCATATCCGGTTTCATATTTTTCCTGGAACTGATAAGGCACCTGACTGTCATCATTATTTACAACAGCATTCAATAACGTTATTTGTATATTTTTACGTGTATAGTAAATATTCAATCCATTCTTTACTAGTTCTGTTTGATTTTCTTTGGCTTTGCCTGTTTCAATGTAGCCAAACCAATCTTCAGGATGACTGTAATGATCCAATTCAAAACCATATGGGTATTTATTGGAGAATGTAAATGATGTGTAATATTCGGATTCTGAATCATTTTTAGGTGTCCAGCCATCTCCATCAAGATTCTCTACCCAATGTCTGATATAACTGTTGCCTTTAGACGCAGTGAAACCATAAAGGTTCATTGTATTCTTATTGTTCTTATCTCGATAATTTTCTTCCACATGGAAATAGGTGATAAAAGTCAGCCGAGAACCTGAAGGCTCATAATACCACTTTCTCCGCACCTGCACAGGGTTACGGGATGAATACCAGTCATAATCTGTATTCCATTTATATTTATCCCCAAATTCTTCGCCATACAATCCTTTCCATGAATAATCTGGCTTTGTTTTTGGATAAGTATAGTAACCAGTATGAGTATAGTAATCATAGTAAATAAGATCATGATAGTAGAAATTAATCGTGATCTGATCGCGATCATAGTACAGGTTGACAACATTGTTTCCATCTGCATTAACAGTTAAGGAAATAGCACCATCTGTGATTGCATCACCTGCACCGATAATCACTCCCTTGTAGTGGAAATGATCAAATGATACCTGCGTGCCAAGATTCCTACGCACTGCAGGGTCACTCGTTGTGTAAGTCTCACCAACTTTCTGATCCGTCACTGTATATGAGCCGGCATAGTCATAATCTGATGTGGTGTATTTTGTCTTGGTGAACGGTCTTTGCTGCCAGATCTGAATTGTTACGTCAGCGGTTTTTGATTCTTCCCAAACAGCAGTAACTGTCACATTTTCTGCTGGCATCACGAAAGAACTGCCTGGATCTAATGTTACAGAAACACTGCCATATTCTACCTTCCAGGCATTCAATTTATAACCTGTATTTACCACATCATCAGCATTAGGCAGCGTCACATTTTTACCATATGGAATCAGGCGCGGACTCAGATAAGTACCCTTGCCAGTATTAAAGGTTTCCTGATAACTCTTACGGCTGTAATAAATTTTTACGACAGTCGTGTTATCATCAGGCAGACTTTGCTGTTGGATATTGCCATCCAGCTCCTAGCCATCACCCAGATTTTCTATGATGGTTGCTGCTGTCATACTGCCGGCATTACCTGGTTTTGTTTCAGTCAAAGTGACTTGTGAATAGGGATCATAAGCAAGTTCATCACCATTTTGAAGTAAACCATTCTCTACCTTTGCCTGCTTATAAAGATCAGATGAATTCTTAAATATATGTTCGACATTGTATGTTACCTGCTTTGATATAAAGAGAACATAATACGTAACATCAGCTGCATATCCTGTAATCGTCACTTTATTATCTGCACTATGAAGCGGCTGATCTAGTATCTTATCACCCGTGTCGTCATTGACAGCATAAAGTTTGTCAAGCTGACCATATGGCGCTGTAATTCCCATCAACGAAATTTCCTGGTTAAAACTTTGATAATTATCATTGGTGCGTTCATAGGTGTGAGTATTCAGAGAAGTAATTCTGTTACCAGGAGTACCATTTTTCTCCTCATAGCAGAACAGCACTTTGTAGGTGTAAATGACCTGTTTCTTATATTTTGCAGTATATTTTGACGCTGATGGATTGTAAATCTTATTGTTCTTTACGACGGCCGTATTATTATTATCGATAAACCAGCCTTCAAATGAATATCCATTGAATGACGGATAAGACGGCACATTTACACTCATGTCAGAATCTTTGACAACAGCCGTACTGATGAATTCATTATTTCCGGTTTCCGGGTCCTCATAATAGAAGGAAACTTCAGAAGCATACTTTGCAGTAGCCGTGATATCTGTGATAACGGACGCAAAACTACTTTCTGTTACCGGATTGCCGTTACTGTCAACCCAACCAACAAATGACTTTCCATCCACTTTTTTGGATGATAACTGCGCCGAATATTGTTCGAACTGCGACGCCCAATCGGTCCCGTAGCTTACACTTGTTTCAGCAACTTTTGTCGTCCCGTCGCTGTCAAGAAGAAGAATATGGCAGAGTGTCGGCTTATTAATCGGTATCTGCCAGCCGCCATAATGCGTACTGACATTATCAGCCTGTCTGGTCCATGAAACGTATGGGTATGAGCCCTGCAGTGTGGAATCATATGAGTACGTGAAATAATGCACTTTTGAATCATCTGCTCTCGCAATCGGATTTGAGTCAGAACTGTAATAATTCACACAGCTCATATGGCCTTCTGTTAATGATTGCGTCTGTCCATTGATATATACTGTCTGGTTAGGACCGCCAACTGCAGGCAGTTCTTTCATTGTGGAAACATCTACATTGATTCCTTCAAGATAGTAATTATTTACCACACTGTCATCAAAACCGTAGTTATCGTAATAACCGATTAAAGCACCGGCCGATCCCTGAGGCCCAAGTACCATACCTACTGCATAACTGTTATTAACTGCTTTTTGATTCCCGGTTTTTCCAATCAAACCACCAGCATGACCGTTTCCACTGGTGTAACCCCAATGCGGCAAAATTGACTGATTGTTTCCTGAATAGACAGAACTTGTCGAATAGCAATGCGTGATCGTGCCGCCGGATTGACCGACAAGACCACCGGCATCAGTATAACCTTCTACATTGTAATAGCCTTTTACTTTTGCATTTTCCAGATAACTGCCATTAGTTGTACGCCCACCGCTGAAGCTTCTAGAAATACTGCCGCTGTTAAAGTCTCCGACAAGACCTCCGGCAATGCTACCCTGGACATAAACCGATGCACCGCAGTTCGTCATATCTGTTGACTGCATATAGCCAACCAGACCACCGGCATATTGGCTGTTTCCTATTCTTACAGCAGAATTTTCGCCTACTGCATAGCAGTTTTTCACCGAACCATTTGAATAATACCCTGCCAAGAGACCAGCAGCCTGGACATTATTTTCAGCTTCAATCTGTCCATTTAGAATTGTCAGATCCTGTACGGTGAAATCGTGAATCTTAGAGAATAAGCCTGAGGCATCATCATTCACATGAAAATTAATATCCGATATTGTATGACCGTTGCCTTCGAAAACAACAGCATTATTACTATTATTGAAATTATAGCCATTAATTGATAAGAACTTCTTATTGCTTACAATTTGACTACCTGCATAAACGCCATCAACTGTATCACTTGGATTGATACGAAGGTTATTCACCCGGTCAAAGAAAGAATCTGATGTACTATTCCAGGCAATATCAGATGTCAAATTGATTTTTGAAATATTTGCATCTGTCCACTTATTATTACTTACACTAGGATCCAGATTCTGCAGATGACGGCCGCAGCTGACTACTATCGTGTCAGCTGTTGTCTGATCTCCGTAAAGGCTATTTGTCACAACTGGATCTGAAATGACAGTACCGTTTTCAACCACACGGGCAGTCACATCATAACCCGGTGCTATTCCAAGCACATTTGAAAGTACATTAGCAAAACTGCCAAGGTTACCATTTTTATAATAAGTTATGTCATCTAGATTAATCGTGAAGGTTGTCTGATTTCCTTCTGGTTTAATCTTGCAAAGATTAGAGCGCCAGTCATCAGGAGTCTTTGTATTCCAGGTTTTCAAATTAGCATAATTGTAATAGTTATTTATGCTGTAGATTTTCCCATTCTTAAAAGTAAAGGTCAGTGCAGGGGTCTGTGAAAGATCCGACATTCCATACACGCCCATTCTCTGTGTATTTCCATATTGATCTTTATAAGTGTTTCCATAAAAGAACTGCACTTCTATTTCATCATCCGCAGAAACATCTGGAACAGTAGTAATAAACTGCAGAATCTCCTTGTTATTAAATGAAGTTTCTGCCTTAGATTGTGTTTCCGCCGTCCAGTCACCCACATGAGCGCTCAAAAACCATGTAGCATTATCAAGATTCGAACCAGCTAATTCGGAAATAGTCGAATAAGGATATGTAACTGCAGATTCCGTTCCGAGTAAGGTTTCATCATTGACATACTTTGTCTTGGTGCCGGCATTTCCTGTGAAATCCGATGGTTCTTTCACTGCTTTGCCATTCAGGGATGTCACAGCATAACTGCCATCACCGATAAAGTTGCTGTTGTTTCCAACGAAGGCAGCACTATTGGCTTCGGTTCCACTATGAACAGAAGCCGTTGTATAGCTGCTGCTGATTTTCTGAATGTGATTAACAGAACCAGCCAGACCGCCGGCATAACCATTTCCGGCTATGATGTTATATCTTTGATTTCCATTTTCATCGGAAATATCAGTTCTATCAATATACTTTGACTGGTACGTGTGTCCGGATGCATAGCTCTTATCAACAGTCAGATTTGATGCATAACCGGCCAGGCCGCCGGCATTCCCACTGCCCTTCACATAAATCGATGCAGCACTGTTGTTGATTGTCACATTGCCGGAACCACGGCCGATCAGACCGCCGGCATCGCCGCCTGTGGACTGAATGGAAAGATCCGCAGATTTGCTCCAGACAAGTACATTATCGGTTTCGAAGGTTGCTCCGTCTGATGCCTGACCAAGCAGAGCTCCGGCATGCCCATCAGCCTTGACGTTGATATCCATGACTTCAAGGCCTGTTACTTTCAGCGCTGAAGTACTGCCTGTGAGCGTGCCGAAAACACCGCCATCCTTGTCGGTTTCTGTGACAGTACCGCTTAAAAGATGCTGACGGGCAGTCTTTGAATTATCAGAATCGGTGTATGTATAACTGCCGTCGTAAATGAGACTCTGTTTTAAGTTTACAGGTTCATATTTTACATTATCCGTTTTGATGCCGACGCGGTTTTCCAGATTCACAATATAGTTAGAGAAAGTGATGTCGGAAACCTGTGATGCTGACGTGACTTTCACGTAATCATTGAATTTTCCAAGATTTTCCAGGTGGCGGATGCTGCTGATGATTGCTTTTCCATTGTTCAGACTGCCGAACAGAGAATTGGTATGCACAGGATCCGAAAACTTTGAAACATTGGTATAAGTATTGTTCGTGCTCTTCACAATTCTGGCAGTAACCGTGATGTTTTCACCGGCATACAGCTTATCAAACTGCTTTGCAAACTGCAGTGAGTCGCCGCCGGTTTTATCCTGAAAGGCATCCAGAGTATAGACATAGGAATCGTCTTTCTTCGTAAGATCGCTCAGTTGCAGATTTTTAACTTCTGTCTTCTGTGAGTCAGTGCCATAAACTCTGAGCTGCAGATAGTAACCGGGTTTTACCTGTTCCTTATTCAGCGAAATCAGAGCATCCAGCGTATCTCCGTTATCAACGTACAGAATCGGGGCATCGCTTACCTTTGCAGAGGCACCGGTATCCTCACCGCCATAGAAGCCAATGGTATGCTTCGCACTTCCATCCGGGAAATGACGGCGGATCGTCTTTGCCCCTTCACTGCTGATATTGCCATTATCAGAAGCCATGGCTTTATGAAGCGCATCTGCCTTATCGCTGAGATCCGTTATTGAGAAAAGATATCCATAGCTTTTATTGGCATATGAAAAGAAGACGCCCAATACCGTAGCGGAATCGTAATCATAGGTGATGATGTAGCTGCCGCTGCTGCGCAGAGTTTCATCAACAGAGCCATATGGCAGGACGGCATCCAGGATTGCTGGTTTCTTCTGATCAGGAGAGACCACAATATCGTAGACATGATCACCGCTGGATGCCTGATAATTTGTTCCTGTATACAGATTATCTTCCGTACCAAGCTGCGACGTATTATAAACATTCAGAGCACCTGTTGAAGAGGCAGAGCTGAGATGGTACTGCGCCGCAAGATAGATCTCATGTGCCGCCTGATCCGCATCCTTCAGACGCAGATTCCATACATACGGAACAACATTCACAATCGTAACGGCTACCAGTATGGTGACAATCGCCACGGTTATCAACATTTCACCTAATGTGAATCCTTTATTACCTGTATATCTCTTTTTATTCATATCATTCACCTGCCCCGGCGTCATTCAGATTCCGTATTTTCACGCTGTCAACCTGATACAGAATCTGTCCGGCAGTATTTTCAGCTTTCAGATTTTTGATTGTAAATATATGCGTTTTCTGGTCATAGGTCAGTGAGTCATAGGTGACATACATTCTGCCATTGCCCATCGCCTCAGGAATAAACGTTTCTTTTACCGCGTTGTTCAGATCTTTCGCATCTTCACTTCTCTGGATTCCGAATGGAAGAGAGTCACTGGTGCCCGGAACGAATCTCGAGGCATAGCCGGAATTTTCATCCACAAACCACTTCACATTTCCGCTGCTGTCTGTATCCACCTGCTCTGCGAATTCCAGTTCATCCTGCATGCGGATTTCAAGCGTGGATACATAAATTTCCGCATTTGCCTTATCTGTGATCTTCTGCCAGGAGCGCATAAAGGCCACCAGTCCGCCGATAATCATCAGACCCGCCAAGGACATGATTAAAACGGCGGCCAGTGTCTCGCCTAATGTGAATCCTTCCGTTTTTCCAGTCTTGCTTCTGATCATTTTCCCTCGTCTTATTTGCTGTATACCGATATGATCGCGTCATCGGTTGTATTCGAATATACGGTAACAGGAATGTTATCGCTGTAAGCGGTCAGGGACGCACCGCTGTTGTTCGCTGTGATGGAGGCAGATGCTGAAGTGCTTTCTCCGCCTTCTGCCAGTGCATTCATCTGTTCGTAGTAAGCCTTCATCTTTGCATCTGATCTTGTCATCGTGCGGTTGGCTGCGCCGACGGCGCCGGCGGCCATCAGTCCGGCAAGTGCTGCAATCAGCACGGCTGCCAGAGCTTCCGTAACGCTTTCTCCACGTCTGCTTTTCAGTTTTTTCATGGTCTGCTCACACTCGCTTCCGCAAACGATACAATCGTTGTCTTCACTGCCGTCTGTCCGGCATCCGGATTTCCCTGTTCTTTCGCAGTATATTCAAAACCGGTCGAAATATCCGGCACACAGTTCACATCGCATTCTGTCTGATTCTTTTTCACTTTGAATGTGACAGACATATCTGTACCAAGTGTAAATTTGGCATCTGCTTTGAGATTGTCATTGTTCCCAACGGTGATCTGAAGGTTCTTTGTCTGTTTCTGCAATGTCTCTTTACCGGCGGTCAGAGCCAGTCTTCCATTATTGAATGAATTGGTGTTATTTTCGAATGTATTCAGATAACTGCTGTAGAGGCTCTGAATTGACTCTTTCAGTACAGAGGAGGATGCATCTGTGATTTCTTTCGTTTTCGTTGGTGCAAAATCACGCAGGCTGGTTTTTCCTTCGATATCCGAAGTATCGTTCGATTCATAATATGCTGTATTCACTGATGTGACAGTACCGGCTTTATCAATATTGGCCGTTTCCACAATGATCACAGCGTCATTCTGCAGCTGATCCGCAATCAGACGGGCGCCGGACATCACGGCAGAATCATCCTGCCTGGTTTCCGTCAGGGTTTCCGTCAGGGCGGCGATCCGGCCGGTCGAAGCTGTCGCTGCGGCAATGATCATGGACGCAAGTACCGCACAGACAAGGAAATACAGCAGGGCAACACTCAGCGACACGCCGTGGTTTGAATTCAGTTTTTTCATCACTGTGTTTTTCATACGCTTAAAAGAGGTATCGGCATAAATACCCGTTATTATTGTACTCCGAATCAAATTGTTTTCTATTTTATGCGCTTTTTCACACAGAAAAACGGAGCTTCTGCTCAGAGAAAACTCCGCTGTATATATCAATCAGGACTCTGCCACCGCTGTCTTCAGCTGCACCTGCTTTACCAGATCCTCAAAGGCACTCTCATTGGCGGTCGGTTCGATACTCTTGATGCAGGAAAGCACCCGCTTTTCCTCAGATCCCGGCACAAGCAGAAGATTGAACTCCTTCCACTGATAGACATACCGGCCATTATGATCCGGAAGTAATACCCGGAAGAAGGACCGCAGGATGCCCTCCGGTGAGTTCTGCAGACGTTGTAACATCGTATCGGGATCTACGAACTGCCGGTATCTCTCCTGGTCTTCCGCATAGATCAGATGGGTCTGGAAATACTTCAGCCCCTTCCGTAACTGGGTATCCCGGCCATAGCCCTTCTGGATGCCGAAGTTATTGACCAGGCTCTCGGCGATATTGCGCTGTGGATTGAGAACATGTACATCATCGAACAGCAATGTGATATCCGCGATGGAGCGGTCCACCATCCTGCCGGCCTGCTGGATCCGGTCTGCGGTCACATTCGTCATCGAAGCCAGGAGAATATTCTTATCATCCCTGGAAGCGATCACCTTCACCGATACCCGCAATACATTGAAATTATCCACGACATAGGTCGTCATCCGCTCGCCTCTGTTCACCGCCTGCAGATAACAGGTATGAAGCCGGGCATGGAGAGGATTGTTCTGATCATTCAGAACGCCGGCTGATTCTTCTTCACTCTTGCGGCCCAGTTCCTGTAACTGTTCCTTTTCCTTCTGGTTGATGAAGAGATACCTCGCCCGATCCTGCTTCACATCATATTCCATGACTGCCCGCGGCACGTCGCCGTTGATGACGCAGGCATCTGCCTTATCATAGAAGTTCTTCCAGGCAATTGTTTCCAACGGGGTTTCCATCCGGGTCATGTACTGCTCCATTTCTTCTTCCGGTAATGGCCTGGAATAGTAGTATCCCTGCATCAGATCACAGCCGATCTCCTTGAGGAAGCGGACATGTTCCGGTGTTTCCACGCCTTCCGCCAGGGTCCAGATGCCCAGACGCTTGGCCATATCCACGGCGCTCTTCATGATCTCCTTGGAAGCCTTGGAGAAAGAGCGCAGGAAGCCCATATCCAGTTTGATCACATCCAGTGTGTAGTCATTCAGGAAAATCAGCGAGGAATAGCCGCTGCCGAAGTCATCCATCCACACTTCAAAGCCGGCTTCCCGCAGATGCTTGACCACTGCGGTCATCTTTTCCTTGTTCTGGACAAACACGCTCTCGGTGATCTCCAGGGCAATTAGCTTCCGGTCAATGCCGAAGTAATCGGCTTCATCTTCCACAAAGGCGGCCATATCCCGCTTATCAAAATCCTGACGGGAGAAGTTCACGGAAACCGGCTGCAACGGCAGACCGGCCTCCTGACGCTGCTTCTGAATCTCGCATACGCGCCGGTAGATATAGCAGTCTACCTGATAGATCAGGCCTGCTTTCTCCAGTACCGGCACAAACACGGAAGGCATGATCGTGCCATAGACCGGATCCTCCCAGCGGGCCAGTGCTTCCGCCCCGGCCAGACGGTCCGTGATTGTGCGGGCCACCGGCTGGAGGTACGGTACGATCCAGCCTTTCTCCAATGCATCAGAGAGATGATTGATGATATACGTGCGCATCTCTTCACTGCTCAACGCCGCCTGGGCCGCATTCTCACTCTTCTTCGCTTCTCCGAACTTCAACGGCAGGCCTTTACTGGAAGGCGCCTGGAAGCGCGTCATCACCTTACTGATACTGCTGACAGGCGATTTCTTCTGCGTATCATAATAGGCCTGTTTCTGTACGTAGAGCTTATGATCCGCTTCCGCAATCAGCTCCTCTGCCTGCATGTTTTCCCGGTCGGCCATGGCATAACCGGTGCTGACTGTGAAGCGGAAGGAAAGAGCCGAAGCCTCCAGCACTTCGGAAAGCAGTTCCGAAAAGCGTTCCATCACCACATGCGGCTTTGCCTCATGACTGCTGAGGCCGAACATGAATTCATCGCCGCCATACCGGGAAAGGAAGCTTGTATGATAATCTGAGGCCAGTTTCCGCAGCGCATCTGCCGTCAGTAACAGCGCTTCATCTCCGAGGATATGGCCATAGGTATCGTTGATCTTCTTGAAGCAGTTGATATCCGCCATGAACAGATAGAATGGCTCCTTCTGTGCATTGGCTAACCGGTTGCGGACAATGGCCATGCCCCGGCCATGATTGTTTAGCTTCGTCAGGGCATCCGTATCAATCTGCTGACTCTGCAGGCTGGAAAAGATCAGAAACATGCCTAACGTAAAGAACAACATCGAAAACGGCGCCCGGCTGAGCGTTACCTGCAGAATGCCGCCGGCAACCAGCAGGGTGGAAAACAACACATACAGATGGACATCCCGCTTGTTTAACTGCTTCTGCCGGCGGTTCACCCACATCAGACGGATCAGATAGCCATAGTACACAAAGCAGCAGAGACAATGCACCGGATACAGATCACCCCGCACATACTGCCCTGCCCCATCCAGATAAAACACCCGATGATTCCAAAGCGAGGAGATGCCCAGCCCTGTCAGAATCACAATTGGCAGCACCCGCAGGAAATCCGTTCCCGCCGAGCGCTTCTCCAGTATTTTTCTTGGCGTCACCTTGATATCCACGAACATATACCAGAAACAGACGATATATCCCGTGCAGACCAGATCCCCGAGACAGGAGAGATATAACAAAGCGCGCGGCATTTCCGGCACCAGCACATGGGCCAGCATCCAGATGCACTCCGAGACAACCTGAATACTGCTGACCGCACAAAGGCGCCGGAACAGCCGTACTTCATCCACCGCCCCGACATTCCGGTACCAGAATCATCCAGTGCGACAGTCCAGCTTGTATATGTGGTAGTATCAACACCCTCTGGTACATTTGTGGCCCAATCTGCGATATTTGTATCAGTAATCGTTGTTTCTGGTGCTTTTGTAGCACCAACAAATTTGCCGTCAGATGTAGTATAAGTGCCACCTCTATATGTGTCATCTGTTAAATAATCAGCTGTAGCAGCGGCATACGCAGCTCTAGCATTTGCCTGATTAGTAGCAATTCTTGCTTTCTTTAATTGAGCTGTGAAAATCAGAATTGAGATCGCTACTAATACGCCCAATGCCGACCTTCACCTCTGGGATACTGTGGACAAGGGAAACCAATGCATCACACCTTTTCACGTTAATGGGTATTTGAAATCACACCTTTTCATAAAAGTGTGTGCGCGGATTTTGAAATCGTGGAACACATTATGGCGAAAGTCGAGCAGAATCAGAGCAGGCATGAAGTTCCGGCTGGAGTGAACATTTTCATAAAAATGAAGGAAGGCATAAATAAAGCTCATCCTCCGATTAAGGAAGATGAGCTTACTTATTTTTATTAATTGCTTATTACTTTACTTCGATTGTTGTCTGGCCAGCATCATTTACTGTAATTGTAGCTGTGCCAGTTGTCTTTTTAAGGCTCTTAACCTCAACATTTCCAATCTTTGCATCAGCATTTGTACCAGTCCAACCATCAGTCTTCTGAGTTAATGTAACTTCTTCGGAAGCAGATTTGCCATCATCGGCGATTGTAACGTTATTAGAAGACTTCTCACCTGTCAGAACAGATGAAGAGCATTCAGCATATGCGCTTCTGATATTAGCCAGGTCTGTAGCTTCTCTAGCCTTCTCAAGCTGTGCTGTGAAGATCGGAATCGAAATTGCTACCAGTACGGCCCGTGCTGTGTGAGTTGCAATGCTAACTGTGTTAGTTGGTTGCTGTGAGCGGCTTGGCCACTGACATAGTGTGAGATCTTTTCACAAAAGTCGATAACCTGTTGGCAAAAGTGCATTTTCGCGAAAACATTCAAAAAGCTCCATACTATGAGCGTTTTGTCTTTAGCTGTGTTCTAAACAGACTTTTCATTGTTTCTTGAACTTCTTTTGATTGAAGGTCTTCTTTCTTAATTTCGCCATTAAAAACCATTTTCATGATTTCAATGTATGCAGCTCCAAGAGCTGTAGTTAAGAGACCAGCTGTGGTTCCAGAAATCAAGCCGCCAGCAACACTTCCAACCCCAGGGATTAGCTTCAGCAAATTAGAAACAATTGTTTTTCCAAGTACAGTTGCACCTGCGCTGCCTATTGTTGCTGAGACAAATGATGTTAAGAAACTCTTACTTACGTCCATTCCGAAAACGACTGTTATTCCGGCGATCATTCCTACTTGAGTCGGAACCAGCATCGCCGCGTCTGAAAAAGGGACCGGCACAAAACCTTCTCCAAAAGATCCCGCCACCGTAGCAGCTACAATAGCTTGAGATTGCCTAACTTTTGCATCTAAAGATGCCTTCTGAACATTTTGCAAAGTGTTTTGCAATTCGTCTGGAAGCACTTCACCCATAATATCAATCAAGGTATCTAGTCCATAAGAATGGGCAACATACTCCCCATCAAAATCCATGTCCTGAGCAAGTAATGGTACGACTTTGACGATATCAAGATTTTCCTTTTCAATCTTAGCTTTCATTTCTGCGGCTTTGCTCTTTGGAACTGCCTGAGTTAAGACAACAATAATTGGGACTCTTGTATCTTTATTTTCCTTTGTAAACTCATGAAGCCATTCGAGTTCAGAACTGTCAAATGTTCTATTTCCTCCGACATTTACACAATACCAAATACAATGTATTGCATCGTTTACATCCTTGGAGGCGTATCCTTTCCGAATGATATCAAGGACTTGATCTTTAACCTTTTTCTGTTGACCAGAAGATAACTCAAAACCAGGTGTATCATAGATAGCCAATGGGTAATCCTTTTTTACAATTTTTCGGATTTCCGATGTTACTGGTCTCCCCAATCCAGCCTGAGCAAAGTTTCCTCTAAACAAGCTATTAATAAGGGTGCTCTTGCCAACGCCAGATTTACCAATAACGATAATGTTTAATGTTTTTAAATTCTTGATTTTTTCATTAATGACATCTATGCATTGTTGTGCCATTTGATCGGTATCAATTTTCATTGTCAGCACCCTTTTCAGAATCTTTCTTTTCTACTTCAGGTCCCCAATCATCTTCATCATGAGCTGCATTTTTACGCTTTGTCATTAACTTATTAATCTTGCCAGATACCGTAGGTAAAACCTTAGGAATTACTACTGCTGTCGCTGCACATAAAGCAACGCTACCAATTACATAGCCTACAACCTTAGATTTTTTCTTTTCTTCACTCATTTCAACCCTCCTCTTGATGAAATTTATCTATTTGATTTCATAGCAATTTTATTATCTTGAATGCAGACAAAGAGCGCATCACATAATGTGTTAGCGCCCGCGTCATCCAATATGATGAAGCAGTTAGGTGCTTTCATTACTTTTAAATATAACAGACTATAACTGTTAATACTATAAATACATTTCCTATTATGAACCGTTTCTCAATTGCCAAACTTAATGCAACTGTTCTATTGCGTTAAGTTTGGCAATTGAGAAGAACTATATACGGCATCAGCAGATTCTTTACAAGAAGGCTCAAAATAAGTAATATATAGGTACAAAGACAAAGGCATCAGCGGTGGTAAATTTCGTTGCAACCACGCGCCCATCGGGCTAAAAGAGATGCAGGAGCGGCGACGCCTGCCTGATACTTTTGATCAATGAGGGTCAGCAGAAATGCTGACTCTTTTCATTAGCTAAAACAAATATAATTCTCACGATAGAATACAAAATCGTTTCATTTGTGTCGGTTAATAGATGAAGGAAAATGATGACAAAACAGGAGTGTCTGCTCAGCGAACATGAATGATTCATAAACCGTAAAGATTTGGATGCAGATTGTAACAACCGGAAGAAAAAGATGAACTGGTGGAACCTGTAGCAAAGATATGATGGCATAGAAAAAGCCCATCCTCAGGGTACAGAAGATGAGCTTATTAACAACAATTTTATTACTGCTTCTGGCAGAGAATGTCGATTGTTGCCCCACTTTCAGTAGCAGTAATAGTAACTGTCTGTCCTGCTGTAGGCTGCTTTGCATCATCTGTAGATTTAAGGTTTTCAGGCATTTTTACAACTGACTGCCATCCATTCTTCTGCTGTGTTAAAGTAACTGTCTTTGATGTACCTTCTTCATCTGTTAACTGAGCAGTTACAACTTCTGCATATGCTGCACGGATATTTGCCATATCTGTAGCTTCTCTAGCCTTCTCTAACTGGTTTGTGAAAATCGGAATAGAAATTGCTACCAATACGGCCGATGGTGTGTTGCTCTAACTGAAAACTGTGTGCGGTAATGACTGTGCGCGGCTTAACCAAAAAGTGTGTGAAACACCTTTGCGCAAAAAGGAATAACCTGTTGGCAAAAGTGCATTTTCGCGAAAAAGTTTAATCGTTGCCCATCACCCATGCATGTGCGGCTTAATAAGAAGAATCAGATATCAAATAAACATTGTCTTTGTCCATGCATATTTCAGAAGTATGATCATAGATTCGTATCATGGTGTTTAAACCATTTGTAAAGATACTGGTTTTCGGATCACTCATTTTTGCAAAGGTATGTATTGTTTTGTTTTCGATTCCTCTGGCATCCTTTTTTATCTTATGCCCACTATCCTGCAGAAATTCATCAACCGGTCCATCTTTAACTAACGGAATGCTGCCGATAAATTTTCCAACTGAATTGCTGGCATTGCCGACATTCTTCAGGAAGTTAGTCTCTACAGATTTCTTTGTCATTCTTTCCAGATGTTCAGATCCCTTTGCATATAACTCTCTATACTGATATGCATATTTACCAAGTTCTCTTTTTCTTTCTGTTAGGTTCTCCTCGCTGAAGTTACCACTGAGCATAACCTCAAGTGTTGATGCAAGAGAATATGCGTATAAGGACAGGCGATAGTATTTGAATTCCTTTATAAAATCATTCAGTTTCTGACTTACCATAGCCTGCCCGACAATGAGCTGTTTTTCATTCAAAAGCTTCTTTACCTTCTCAGAATAAAAGTTCATGTTCTTCAAGGCCTTGTTTTGAATATCGATGGTTTCCTTATGATTGCTGTTGCGGAATTGAGGGTTATTCCAATTTGTTTTATAACGCTCAATCATATTCATTAATGTTTCAACATCTGCTTTAATCTCAGAGTGTTTTTCTACATTCAAAAAATCAAGAATTTCTTTCGTGGTTTCTGAAATATCATCCAGCTTCTTGTCTATGGCAATTAAAGCTCAAGCCATCATAAGTGTAGCCGGATTAATCGGAGCAACAGTGGTCACTTTAGCAGTAAGAGGATCAGCGGCTGCCAGCTTGGCCATCTTTGATTTGCCTTCAGCTGTTTTCAATGCTCCCCACGCATTACCATCTTTAGCAATTTTCAGAACATCTCCTTCAGCAGCATTTGCAATCCGATAAAGGCCATCAGCATTTACTGTGGATGTCTGGGATATTGTTCTGACACTTGGCAAAATAGATGTGATGCCCGCACCTAAAGAATCAAGTTCTGCAATCGGCACTTTTACAGTTCGATCAGACGGTAAATGTTCCTGCGCATCCTGCAGCAATTCATAGGTGATGTCTGAAACATTATTTATTCCGCTATTAGCCAAATCGCGTGATGAATTTGGTTTATCTATTTCATTACTCATTACATACCACCCCACTCATATGAATCGAGATACTTATTATCGAAGCAAAACAGTTCTTAGATCATTCTAGCATTCGATTAAATATATAGATATAGCTATTATCATCTGTTCCCCAGGGAACAGGTCAATAGGACAACAAAAAGACCTGCACCATTTTACTGATGCAGGTTTCTTATAAGCAGATGTTTTTCAGCTCTCCATCCAGAAACTTGATGGTGAATGTTTTCGGATCCTTTACGATGACCTCTTTCAGGACCATTCTGGTCAACTCTGGAATCTCAAATTCCAATTCTCCCTGTTCCGTTAGCTCTTTCATTTGATGGCCACGGATTCGGTCAAGTGCATTGTCGCTGGCTTCCAGCTTATCCCATCTGCTCATGTTCTTTTCTCTATGCTGAACGATGTCATTCCATGCAATTGTAAACGCGTGCCTCAGATCTGATTCCTTCACGTTCCCCATCGAGCATGTCTTCCCACTTTGCTTTTCAGCACTGACGCATTTCCAGAACGGTTCTTTGATTCCCTTGTAATCCTTCCTTGCAAACCGTCCGCCACAATCACCGCAGAACACCTTTGCAAAGAAGCCAGTCTTGGTCAGTGAGCTGATTTCCTTAAGGCCATAGCTCTTTCTAAAGTTGTACCGCCGTTCCAGCTCATACTGCGCCGCCTCCCATTCTTCTTCAGTAACAATGGCTTTGTGTGCCTGCTTGATGTAGTACTGGTCCAATGCTCCATCATTCTCGACTCGCATCTTGGTGAGGAAGTCCTTCGTGTAATACTTCTGCATCAGGAGATCTCCCTTGTATTTCTCATTCTGCAGCATTCGTTTGATTGTGATCGATGTCCAGCAGGCTTTTCCCGTCACACCTGGAATCTCTTCATCATTCAAGTGGCGGGCAATCTCGGCCAAGTTCCACCCTTCTAGAAATTCTCGGTAGATCCGTTTCACTACCGCTGCCTGCTCTTCATTGATGATGAGGTTTCCATCCTTATCCTTGTCGTACCCCATGAAGTGATTTGTGTTAATCTGCGGAATACCCTGTTTGAATCTTGACCGGATGCCCCATGCTGTATTCTCACTGATGTTCCGGCTCTCTTCCTGAGCAAGGCTGGAAAGAATCGTAAAGAGCAGTTCTCCGGAAGCAGCCATTGTGTCTATGTTCTCCTTCTCGAAAAAAATCGGAATGCCACGGTCTCTCAGTTCTCTGGAGAAGCGAAGGCAATCCGCTGTATTTCGAGCAAACCGGCTGATGGATTTTGTGATGACCCGATCCACCTTTCCATCTCGGCAGGCTTTGATCATTGCATTGAACCCAGCACGCTTTCTGGTTCCAGTGCCTGAGATACCTTCGTCCGCAAAGATGCCAGCCATCTCCCAGTCAGGATTTCGATTGATGAGCTCCGTATAGTATTCCACCTGGTTCTTAAAGGAACCGACCTGCTCCTCATGCTCAGTAGAAACTCTGCAGTAAGCCGCCACCCGGATTTTCTTCTTCTCCGTAGCTTTACTTTTTTGTATCTGGCTTGCTGGAATAACCGTAATATTCTTTGCCATTGATGATCTCCTTTCCGATGTAAACGATCTGTGGATCATGTCTTAAGGACTGCAGCTTATCGTCCGGCACCCGGATGCCTTTGCAGGCGGTTTTTCCGTTCCGACTGAAGTTGTCGCAAATCCACCAGACTCTCCCATTGTTGGCGATGATTCTTCTCAGCCTGCTGCCGCAGTATTTGCAGAAGATCCGGTCTTTGTATGGATAATTCTCTATGGTCAGTGCAGGCGCATTGCTATGATGCCGTTTCTTGGTATGGTGTTTCTTCCATTCATTTTCCGACTCATGATCGAATCCTACTACTCTGCCTCGGTCGATCTTGGCAGCAACATAAGTATTCTCATCAATCTCTCCCCAGGTCCGAACCTCTTCATCAGGAACCGAGATGCTTGGGCAGAACTTATTCGTGAATCGCAGCTTTCCTTGGCAGGCCCATTTGTATTTGCCGCCCATGTAAACCCGCTGCAGGGGATAACCGCACTTAGCACAGAAGAGCTTGTGCCGGTAAGGGTAGTTTTCATTATTGAGATCTGTCTGCTTTTCTTTGTCTGGCTTCTTTCTCTTCCGGACATTGAGAGCCTTCTGAGCATCTGCCCACAACTCATTGGTAACTATCGGCAGATGATTTTCCTTGTAGTAAATCTTATCCAGCTGGCCGGTGTTGAGGCGCTCCTTCCGATGCTCGTCAACGTAATGCTTCTGCTGAACAAAGTCACCTTTGTATTCCTCATTTGAAAGAATCCGCTGAACTGTTCTCCGGTAGAAGATGGCTCCGTTTTGTGTCTTCACGCCTTCCTTATTTAAATAGTTTGTGATCTGGCCGACTGTGAATCCATCTGCAGCCATCTCGAAAATCTCCATCACCCATTTGGCATTTGCATCCGGCACAATCTCTCCAGCATCGTTCCGGCAGTAACCGAATACCCTGCTCAATTGAGCTGTCGGTATCCTTTTCTCTTTCTTCCGGCGGATGGTCATTTGCGTACTGACTCTGTTGGCTTCACTTTCAGCCTGACCAAAGGCCGCGTAGAGCGTCATCAGAAGCTCTCCTCCTTCACCCAGCGTATTGATGCGCTGCAGTTCGAAGTAAACACCGATGCCATGATCCTTTAATTCTCTGGTAGCCTTGAGAACCGTACCAGTATTCCGTGCAAACCTGGTGATGGATTTCGTGATGAGAAGTTCAAACTTTCTTTTCCGACTGTCTGCCATCATCTTCTGGAATCCTGGCCGGTTTTCCTTAAAGCCGGAGATTCCAAAGTCGTAATAGATCTTGGTCAGTTCATAGCGCGGATCCTTTCCAACCACATCCTTGTAATGATCAATCTGGTTTTCCAGTGAATCCTCCTGTCCTTCGCTCTTGGTAGAAACCCTGCAATACACAGCGGCCTTGATCTTTGTGCCTTCCGGCTTCTGAAACTTTGGAATGACAATGACATCAGCCTGATCAGAGGATCGTAAAGTCGTCATGATCTTTGTCCTCCTTTACCTTCTTGGCTCTAGCTTTCTTTCGTTTCTCGATAGCTTTCTGTTTCTGCTCTTCGGTCCGGTAAGCCGCATCCCCATCCAGCCTTTCCAGAAGGATGTTTCTGGTCTTCTGATACTTCCGGCCATTTAAGCCCAGCGAGATCATCCAGATCCGGAAGAAATATTTCTCGTTCTCAGATTCCTTAGCAGATGGTTTTGCCCAGCGCTGTTTCTCGGAAGTACGAACAATTGCTGACAGAAGATCTTCCATTGCTTGCTGCTCGTCCTTTGACACATCCTCCGGGCACCCGGTGAACACCACTTTGTCATCGTAGAAACGGATGCCTTTCATTCTTGTTTCTGCGCTGCAGTAAAGCAGCGACTCTCTGAATTCTTGTAAGGATTGAGGATTGCGATCCTGCATCTCCTTAAGAAATGAATCATTAATATGGAAGGCTCTGTTCTTACCGATTGCCTTACTGATGATGTCCTGTCTGGCATGAACCATATTGAGAAGATTCATTCTTGCCGTGACTGTTTCTGTTTCAAACGGAACGCTGATACCGGATTCTTCTTCATCATCTGCAAACCCGCTCTTCCTCAGCTTATCCAGAAGACTGTTTCCATCATCCGGATCGGTTTCAATATTGGCATTTCTGAGCACTGTATATGGCCCTACGATGTACTGGAAGGTTGGCGCTCCCATGTACTTCGGCCTTTGTCCTGTTTCCTTCTGCAGGAAGGAAATCAGTGCGTTTCTGTCTGTGGTTCTTGTTGTAATCTGCATGCTTTCCTCCTTCCCTTTTCGGTAGTCTATCTATCACTCCAAACGGCTACTATATCAACGATTTTCCGCGTATTTACGGGCTTTTTGATGCCCGTAGTAGTCCAGGACATAGTGCTCATGACAGCAGTATTTGCGGTTCTTATTTCCATATGAGGTGAAGGTCTTTCCGCAATATGCACAGACTTTTGTATAGACCGCTTCGGGATTCTGTTTCATCAGATCACGGTTTGCTTTCCAATATGCGCGTCTGCAGGCATCTGAGCAGAAGCGTCTCGGTCTGCCTTTCTTTGGCTGTTCCATCATCCGGCCGCAATAAGCGCACGCTTCTTTTTTCTCGATCTGATCAGGGAGATCCTTGTTTTCACGAACAGGGTTTATGTCCTTACACTGTGCTCTGATAGTGGCTATCGTTTCCCCTGTATATTCCACGAGCTTTCGCATGCTCATACCGTTTTGTCTGAGGGATCTAATTTCTACTGATTTTTCTTCATTCATGGTCATCACTCCTTCTGACTGATAACCGACACAAAGACCCTGTTTTTGTACAAAGGTTGTTAATTTTCTTAACTTGAATTCTGTTCGTGAAAGCCGGAATTGATTTTGTTTTTCCGTCCAACCAGGAGTTGTTTGACTATAGCTGCTTTTCGATTTAATTACTTACTGCCGTATAGGAATTAGAAGGAGTGTTAAAACACAATGACAAATGAAGGAAGAATCAAAAACATGTCAGATGAGGAGCTGGCACATTTCCTGAGTGGGATTACCGGAGAGATTGGTTACGATCTGAATGGAGCGGATGATTTCCATGATTTTGTGAACCATCAAATCTGCGATGATCAGGATATCTGCCCACTTGATGGAAAAGAATGCCAGCTGAACCATGGCATTGACGATTCCTGTCCATATGATCCATGGCAGAGAATCCAGTATTGGTTACATATGCCTGCAAAAGAGAACAACTAAAAAATGGGTGCCGTCCTGCTTGTCCAACAGGAAGACACCCTTTCAAGTTCGTTTTTACAATTGTGATAAAAGATCCTTGTAGATTTCTCTCATATTTCCTTCATATGGAGGTTTCCAATCCGGATTATGCTTTTTAAGATAGCTCTCGCAATCTTCTACATATGATATTGCCTTATCCAGATCAGCAATTGTCCATTCTCCATCCTTGATTCTGTTGCGCACGTCATCCGGTCCTTGCCTCAGCAATGAGGACATAGCTCCTACATCCATTGGATCGTAGTTCATGGAATCAAATTTCAAATTTTCATAACGGTTATATTTAGGCATGTTTTGTTATCCTTGTTTTATGGCTTTGTAGGACCAATCGTCATATCGCTTTCATCTGTCACAAATGAATAAATTGGAATTCCGTATCCACCATCTTCGTCAAAAGCACTCATCAGTTTTTCAAGAAAAAAACCTATCCAATCCTTTGATGGTTCTTCAGCGCCGTCAACTTGTGGAGTCATCCAAATTCCACTAGCAATTTGCTGTGTTCTTGTGTTTAATGCAATTCCAATTGCCATGTCATAAAAATCAAATGTTCCTTCAAAAGCATGAACATCTGGATTATTAACATCGATCTGTGATTCTAATTCAGGTGGGATAATCGCATCAGTGATCATCATTCTACCCTTAATTGGGCCTTCCTCTTTTTCGAAGTTCTTGATTCTATCCTGTATGATATCCATGTGCTCCACTTCAGAAAACAACTTAGGATCCTTTAGCATATATCCTCCTATTGGCACCTAATTAATGCCATCTCAATTTTAATGATATTAAAATTGCTATCGCTACTGTTATTATCTTATATTATGTATAGAGGGTAAAGCATGAATAAGAAAGAAAAACTTTCTAAGCATAGTGGCTTTGAAGCACCTGCTATTGGAGAAGTCGTGGAAATTCCAGAGGGCTATAAAAGGATTACCGATAAGGATGGAATCTCCCACATAGTAAAAATTGATGATGAGACTGTTGAATACAGAAAAGAAAAATAGCGGCCAGACAAGAGAACTAAATCTCCCATCTGACCGCTTTCCTTATGCCTTTCTCAGATTCTTAACACTGATTGCTGCAGTGACTGTGCCATTCACGCCAATGACAGCACGCTGGCCATTCAGCTCCATCACGGTATAGGTGCTGTACCAGAGTTTGAATCTCTGGCCAGTCCAAGTAACCGGATTGATGACCTTCACTCTATCTCCAACCTTAATGCCGGAAGAAACTGGTGCTGGAGCAGGTGCTGGCTTTGCTGCAGGTGCAGCTGGTTTCGTTCCAGCCTTATAGCCATTGAAACCACCATTCCGTATCGTGGTCGGATAATCGATATAGCATTCATCCATATCCACATTTCCGTTGATACCATTCACTCCTCCAGAACTGGAGTACTGCCAGATGCCAAGGTTAGCTGTGGCCCAGGTGCACTTGCTGCCATAGCGGGCAACCCACCAGGTGAACGGCTTCAGAGCATCTCTGTTCAGTCTGTCATGGAATCCAGACAGATCGGATGCATAAACACCGGCAAAGCATCCGGCCTGCTCCATCACTCGACAAAAGCCAATGCAGGCTTCAGTGTTGCCATTCTTATTCGTTGCATTCGGCGCCTCGAAGTCAATATAGACTGGCATATCAAACTGCTTTCCGGACAGGAAGGTGAGAAACCTTCTGGCATCCGCTTCTCCATCTGCTCTGGATTTGCAGCCAGGGCCGACAAAATAATAGGCACCCACATGGATGCCTGCATTCCTTGCTCCTGCATAGTTGGCTTCAAACTGAGGATCCTTATAGAATCCTTTATCAGATCCACCTGCTTTGATGATGGCAAACTTAATACCAGCAGCTTTCACTGCTGGCCAGTTAATCGTTCCCTGCCACCTAGAGACATCAATTCCCTTCATGCTCATTTTCGTTATCCTCCTTGCTTGCTTTACCAAGCTGCTTAACAGCCTGATTAACGCCTGTTGCCGCAAAGCCACTAACAATACCAACTGCGATTGCATTCACAACATCACTGACTGGAAAGTCCGGCATCACATACAACCCGACTACACCGAGTACTGCTCCGACCGTTCCGCAAATCACCGGAATCCACTCATCATTGACGAAGTTCGATGCCTTGCAGGCTGTGCCTACCAGATAGGCAATGACCGTGATCGCTGCTACACTTGCAATTCCAAAATCCATAGTTATTCTCCCTTCTTCTCTTCTGCCTCATATGGCAGTTCCAGACATTTCTCATACAATCTCGTCCCTGTACCGTTCCCGCCTAACTGCTTATATGGCGTGTACAGATATTCGAGATTATTCCGATCCTCCAATGTGCAGTAACCGCGGGCAATAAAAAAGCTGCAGGCCGAATACAATCGATCATGCAGCAGAGCCACGATTCCTTCACGAAGAATCTCATATTCACTTTTCTTTGCCTTCACCTGTTTGATCAGCCATCCGATGATGGCAATGATCACAGCGAAGAGTTCCTCCACCCAGTAGCGGACAATAAACTCAACCATTGGAAACCACCTCCTTAAGCGACATGCTTTGTGATGTCATATACTTCATTGACTGCCGTAAATTTACCGGAGGATTCATCCACCCGATAAAACGAAACACACTCTCCTTCACTGATTGAAAAGACAGTTCCAAAGAATGAGAACGTTCCAGATTTATTGCCCTGCATTTTCTCCATGCGGAGCATTGCATCTCCGTTTTCAAACAGATACAGTTCCCAGATTTGATTCGCAGAACCATCCCGGTAATAGGAGTATCCTTCCCACCGGAACTTATAACAATCAATATCCAGATCCGTAATGTGGTAGTTGCCATGCGAAAACAGATGAGCTTTCGCATCCTGCCGATTGATCCGGATCTCTTCATTTGACGATCCCGTTACTCCAATCCATGAATTCGTACTCACATATAATGAGCTGTACGTTTTTCCAGCATATGGCCACTGAAACAGTTCATTGCTATAGGTGTAGGTAGAATCATCTACATCGTTCTTCAGGCAATAGGACAATCCATTTTTATCCTTCGTCAATTCAATGAGTGTAAGATTTTTAATCGGACTATCTGCACTGACATCATGCCTGGAAGGATCGTATTTCTCATAGACGATCTCAAAAGCAGTTCCGTAATAATTCTTTCGATAGACAGAAACATATCCTCCCACTCCTGGGTTCCTGAAGTTCTGTCCATTTATCTGATAAGTGCCACTGCTATTCGTACCGAGGCTGGTAATCCGAATATAGAAATCTCCATTTCCAAGGAAATACACATCCCAGATTCCTCGATTGGCTTCACTCTGGCTATAAGGCATATAGCCATTCCACGTGACTCGAATTAAGGATCCTACATCATCCATCGGCATTTCATATAGGCTGATGATCTGATAACCATTGTCTCTGCCATTTACATACAAGGTGATATTCCCCGCCTTAAAACAGCAGTTGCCATCCACAGAGCAGGATTGAAATACATCTCTGCTTTTCTTTAAAGTTGAAAGCGTATCTGCAAATCCAATAATCGAGTATTTCTTAAGACTGATATTACAGGTTCCCTGATCAGAATACGTGCTGGTGATGATCTGCCTGCCAAGGTTGGTCTGATCAAATAAATCCAGCGTATTGGAAACCGGCAGCCTGCACTGAATGGATCCACCATTGTGATGCAGATAGCCGTTCTTCTTGACTCGAATCTTAAAGGTATCACCGGCATGAATCTTTGTGGTGTCCAGTGTCAGCTTGAGCAGCAGCCGATTGACGAACTGTACGCTTGTTACTGCATCACATTCAATATCATCCAATGTGATATCCGGAGACAGGATCGTATCGGAAAACAGCCAGACCGTATTCACATCATGCGGCATAGTCGCTGTCACTGTTTCATTCTCGTCCGTTATAAAAACATAGTTCTTCCCGCCAGCGCCAACTGTTCCATCTGTTGGGATGCTGAGGATTGCAGAGGCCATTTCTGAAACCTTGTACTTTGCATCCGTCCCCAGCTTATCCCGGATGGCATCAGCGATCATTTGAATATTGGCTTCTGTATATAATTTCTTCATCAATACTCTCCTACATCGCCATCATTGAAATTCCTCATGACTTCTGCAATCTGCTGATCAATCTGTTCCTTTGTGTACGTATCCTCCACACGATTCTGAATGCCATCCACTTCACCCTTAGTATAGGTGTCCTCGATCCTCTGCTGCATGGCAGTCACTTCATCCTTGGTATAGAACGGAGATTCATAATCATCAGTCTTGCCACTGATCTGCACATGGACCACGTTGCTATCTCTGGAGCAGTATTGTCCTTCATCTGGAAAGCCAATGCAGAAGCATTCATAGTTTCCATTGACCAATGGTGGATCCACAGTAGTCACCAGATCATAGGTAATATGATCCGTGGAGAATGCTCCATCCTGCATAATGATCCGATAACACCTATACTTGGAATTCTCTGCCGGTGTAATCGTAAAAGTGAGCAAACCATTCTTATTCTTTACCACGCTTAATGACGGAGCTTCCATCTTTCCACTTTCCGGATTGACCGGTGCTAGGATTCTGGAAATATCGCGAAAGGCAAGTTTGTAAAAGGCAATGGCTCCAACATCCGGGAATGCCTTCACACCTAATCGTTCGAGACGGTTCCCGGCAATTCTCTGACCAGGAGCGTTCCAAGTCAGCTCATCATAATCGGTATAGGACCATGCCTCTTTATCCTTATCATATACACCGATAGCATGGCTGCTCTTGTCCTCCTCCGTCATGTTGTCTGGTCGCACATAATACTGAACAATCTCGCCATCCCGCGCTTCATGGATGATGGAAAGCTGCGTGACAATCTTCGGTTCCGGATTCTTATCGTAGGCTGTCAAGTCAATTGTCTTTGCAAAACTCAAAGCCATAAAGACCTCCTTCCTAGACGGTGATTTCCAGACTGCCGGAATAATCAATGACAGTTTCAGAAGTCTTGAATGGCCGATCCATCTTTACACTCATCGTAATCACGGCTCCATTAGCCGGAGCTTCTTTGAAATGGATATAGCCATCCTGCACTTTGCCAAGGAAAGGAACGGCATTAGGATCGGCGCTAAATTCAACAGTGCTTGTATTCACAGTTGTCTCCAATTTCCAATACCTGCCCTTCGCTTTAAAATCGACTAACAGGTCTTTCTTATTCTCCTTCACCTCACTGAACACCTGAGTATAAGTTTCTCCATCGGAAGAAACGCTCAGCGTATAAGTCGCATTGGTAAAGGATGCCGGAAGATGAAACTTATTCAGCTCGTATTCTGCGCCAAGATCAAAGATTACCGGGCTGTTCTTATAGATCTGAGAAACAAACTCGGAGTCCCTTGCATGATAATAATTTCCATTTGTATTACCAAAGTCTTCTGCCTGATTTGCTGGCCATCGATAAAGTGGTCTGGTAAACAAGCCTACGCCATAATGATTACTGTTCCGGTTTCCACCAGATGCTTTTGCTTTGGCGAATGGAGTCAGCTCCTGCAGCATTTCATGGTTATTGTCATTGATAACCGTATAATCAACGCCTCTTGTCAGCGTCTTTCCATCCACGGTAATGGAGTCTGAATCCTTAACAAAGTAACTGAATGGGCATAAGAAATCCTTTGTACTTCCATCCCCTGTTCCAACTGGATAGTTCGTTACATCGTAATTTGGAATCAGCTCAGCATTTGGAAGTTCTGCATAGCAAATACCTCCAATCATGATGGTATTGAAATACACAGGGTAATCGAGAAGTGTAGCCGGTGCTCTGAAATCGAACTTGGCCGTTCTCTTTCCATCCTTCACTTCATTGCTGGCTGCTGCATGGCCATAGCCATAACAAGAAGCACTGACAAGATATGGATAATAGCTGGTGCCAATGTAAGAGTATTGCTGCTGCATCTCTCCATCACCAATGGCGGCATTACTGTTTGTGCAAAGCTCTAAAAACAGCGTACCAAGACCGCCCCATTTATACCTTTTCTCTTCACCCTCATCATCTTTCGCCTGTTTGATATACATCTGCGTATGCCTGATTGGCACAGGCTGCCAAGGACTATTAGCTCCCAATGTCATGGTGATTCGTGCTGTCACGATCACCCTGGTCAAATCATCTTTTTCGATGGTCATAGGGTTGCCTTCAGCATCCTTAATCAGAGCATGCGTTACCATCGTGGATCCAATCAGAATACCAAGCTCTGTGATGGTTCCAACATGAGCAGTATCCGGCGGAATTTCACCAACCAGCGTATGGATCGCAGCCTGCTTTTCTTCATCCTTGGTTACCGTCTTTGTGCAGCTGATATCCCACAGCTTTGTAAATACATCGGTATCCGTCTTTGCTGGCGTCCCTGTTCCAGAACCTAAACGAACACCAGAAAAATCAAAGTTCTGATTCAGGATGCTATTCAGGACCACATTGCCAAAGTGATATTCTTTCACCCGTCCTAATTGTTCCACCCTGACGGTATATTCATTTTTGAAATTGATCTTACATCTGCTTTTCATGAGTTCTCCTTAAATTGGTGCATCTCCGGTATAGGAAGTCGTAATCGTGCAATTGACCATCGCATTAAACTGTCCGACATCATCCACACCGATGTTCTTTCTGCCTACCTGTTTGGTCACAAGAGAAAAGGCAGCGGAAGCCTGGAATGTTCCAGAATCCTCTGCTGTCTTCGGATAGTTATTCACCTGTCTGACTTTCTCTGTTGTTGAGGCGTTAGCAATAAATGCCGCCTCCTCGTCAACTTCGATATTAATGACGATGATCGGCCGTTCCACGGTCCAGTTGAAATCCTGGTCCGAAAGAAGAATCCGATGGACGTTGTTATCGTTGGAAAGATAAAAACGGCAGTCAGAGCCAAGAATCGTGACTGCAAGTTTCGCTTCCTCTGCTCTTGTCGCAGCAATCTCGTCTTTCGTTGTGATCACAAGGTCTGTTCCATCCAGCTTCAAGGAATACTTGGAACGGGCCAGTTCTTTTCCATTCAGTACAACCTTTACTTCGTCCGAAAAATTCTTGTCAACATTCCGTACTGGATATGGATAGCGGATATGAAATTCTTTCTCTGGTGCGGTTGGATCATCAAACTGAACCGCATAGCCATCAAAGTTAATGATATCTCCATTACGGAAGAAACTGAATCCAAGTTCTGCGTCACCATTAAATCCCGCATTTTCCGGATAAACAGACTGACCAACATAGGTCCGGCCTGTGATCATCCAGACATTGTGCTTTTCATTGGAAAGTTCAAAGCTCAGACGGTAATCGTTCAGCCGATGCACATTGGCTTCTCTCCAAGACTCGTTGTTAGCGATTCTGATTGGATTGGACCAGACCTTCTTTCCTGTTTCTGTATTCAGCGTATATTGCCGATACCAGACGGTCTGATCATTCTTTACATAAACAACCACAAGTCCCTGGTCCTGTTCCGGATACATTTCAGAACTATAGCCTTTGCAAGCATGGACGGAATTTACTCCTTCTTCCATCACAAAGCGGGTAAATTCATCGGTGCCATGCTGGGCATACAGAGTATGTTTGGAGGTGTCCGAAATCCAGAAGATCCATGGCTCATCATCAGTTTCGATAGTAAACTTCTCGGCTCCAGTCCTTAACACCCAGGTGCCATCAAACTCGATAGCTGCATCCAGTGCTTCTCCCGGTGTATAGACACCTTCCCACTTTATTGGTGCAGTGCCATCGTCCTGGTATTCTCTGCGGCTGACAAGCAGCTTTCCATCTTCAATTCCGGCGCACCAGATCTGATCCGGTCCATTGGATTCCAGAAGCTGACGCATCGTGATATCCCGGATGTCCATTCCGATTTCATCCACAGCCTCTGCAAAGTTCCCGGCATTGATCGTATAGAAAATGCTTCTGGTCGGAACATGGATCGTCCCGACAGTGCATTGTGCAGTGATCGTTGCCGTGTGTGTTCCAACCACGCGATGCAAATAAGAATGAGGAATACCTATCGTTCCATCCCCTGCTGGCAAATCATAGATCAATGGCGAGTACAGTTCTTCCACACCAAGATCATAAATGCGAATAATCAGCCGGGTAGATTTCTCCGCCCGGTAGTGCATCAGAAAGTGACCTTCCACATCTGCTTCTTCTTTGATGTAGTAGGTTATCAAACCGGCGATTCGTTCTGTCTGGCCAATCAGAACTTCACTGGTGTTGTAGTCATAAAGCAGGTTATTGATGGAATCCGTGATGGAATTCACCTGCTCCATCAAGCCGGAGATATTTTTGTCTGACTTACTGTTTGCCGTTTCCAGCGCTGGATTCTTTCCCACGCCTTCCATTTCGTATTTCTGGTTGTAGGTAAAGACATACTTGGTCATACAGAAGAGTTTGTCATCATCTGCATACCCACCTGTGAAATGGAAAACGTCCATCAGATCATAGGCGGGATTTCCAATCATCGAAGCTGTGAACGGGACGTACTGAACGCTGCTCAGTGCATTCAGGATATTTCTCCGGATCATTTCCAAGCTATGACCACTGTCACCAGATTGGAGAAGCGGATTCATGCCAAGGTTATAAGTCAGGCCATCATCCACCGCTGCGGCATAGTATCTGGTCATCTGATCTGCAATATCCACACAGGAAAGACCGGTATATCTGGTGATATAATCGCCAAACTTGCAGCCGGTGAATCGATGCTTGGCATCAATCTGATCGACTGCCGTTGTGCCATAACTCCGGAATACAATCTTTCCTTCCCGATCTGCAAATACATTACAGGCAAGCGACTGCGCCAGCCACGAAATCAGATCTCTCCAGGTATCGATCTCGTTATCCGGATATAGTGTGAAGGTCACATCACCATTAGCGAAAGATTCGAATTCTTCCGGTGTGGTTGCCAGTTCCAAGCCGCAGGACCGGCAGGCAAGAGAAGCAATCCGGTATGCTTTGCCAGATAACTTGGAAACAGAGAATGACTTATCGAGCTTGGACATATTGTCATAGGCCGTAATCTCGACTCCACTTTCTCCCCAGTTGGCTTCTGAGATTGTAAAGATTCCCAGCGGAATATCCTCATATTCTCTAGTTGCAAGCCTCATACCAAAGGAAGGCCGAATCTCTGCATCCTTCAGAGCATATCGTTCTGATTCCAAGCCAAGGAAGGTTGCTTTGAGTTCTGCCGTATAGACCTGTCCTATCTGAACCTGTGTCGTATCGGAACACTGATTCGTAATGGAAAAGGATCCAGTGAGGATATTCTTATCGGCAAATTCTGTCTTCCCGATAGAGCCGCGCATCCGATAGCTCTGCACGTCTTTTTTCATCGCTTCTTTATACGCATCGCTTACCGAATACATGGCATCCTCCCTTCCATCAATCAGAATTCATTCAGATCAAACGACACAACATACAGACCATTGGTCCTTTTCGTCCTTTCCGAGTTCTTCTCCGGACCAGACTTAAAATTCCGGATTCGCATCGTCCGGGTTTTATAGTCCTGCGTTTTCAGATCATAGAGTTTTACCTGGATGCTGTCGTGATCCCGGAATTCTGCAAACTTCGCAGCCCATTTACTTGAGCAATTGAAAGAAGCAGAGACACTCAGCTTGTCATATCGAATGACAACGGTCTGATCCGTCCCTGCTTCTGTCTGATTTGTATTTTCAACGACTTCATAACTCTCGTGCCATGATTCTGGAGTGAAGAGCTTTGTATCATCAAAGTAAATCGGATAGTCACTTAACACGATCCATCACCTTCCTCCAGAGCGATAGGCTGCACGCTGGTTGGCCCGAACAACGATCTCATCAATCCGTTCCTGGCCAATGTAGACCGGGATGACTGTCGTGCCGCCACCAACTCCAGCAAGTGCAGTCTGTACAATATCGACAAGTTTATCGGTTCCAACAACGGCTTCCTGCCCTGCTTCTCCTCCGCCAAGGAGTCTGCCATTAGCAGCTCCGAAGATGGTCGGACTATTGAGAAGATAGGCATCGTCCATGGCCTTCTTATACCAGTCAATCGACAGATGCGGAACCGAAGGCGGATCAATGGACAGCTTTCCACTGATACTGAAGTGCGGCAACTTGATATGTGGCAGCTGAAGCTTACAGTTGGAAAAGAAACTGCTGATCCGGTCCAGCGCACCTTTGACGATGCTCTTTGCCCCATCCATGACAGACGAGAACTTGCCTTTGATTCCATCCAGAATATTCCCGGCAGTGTTCTTCGCCGCATTCAGTCCATTTGAGATTGTATCCTTTACCGCATTGATAGCCCCGGTCACGATATTCTTAATCGCGTTCCAAACTGTGCTCATCACATTCTGGATACTGGAAAGCACACTGCTGATCTTGGAACTGATGGCATTCCAGACTGTGGAAATCACAGAACTGATGGTGTTCCATACCGAGCTGGTCACACTGCTGACAGCATTCCAAGCTGTAGAAACAGCTGACTGAATGACGCCAAGTACGGAGGAGAATACTCCGCTGATGGTATTCCAGATCGTACTGAAGAAGCTGCTGATTGCAGACCATACACTGTTCATCACACTGCTGATGGAAGTCCAGGCATTCGAAATAAAGCCGCCGACCGCCGACAATGCAGAGCTGACTGTGCTCTTGATGCCTTCCCATGCCTTCGTCAGAATCGGACCGAAGTTCTCCCAGATAAAAGACCAAGGAAGAATCAGGATCTGTGCAGCTCCCTGCAGAATGGATCCCAGCAACATGATTCCGGTCTGAACCACATTTGTGATCGTATTCCAGACATTTGAGATAGCTTCACCCATCGAGGAGAAGAAATCACCGATCTGACTGAAGAATCCCTTCACTGCTTCTACTGCATCGGAAACAATGGATTTGATCCCATCCCAGAGTCCGATCCAGAAATTCCGGAAGGATTCACTCGTATTCCATAGATAAACAAAACCGGCCACCAGAGCCGCGATGGCTGCGATGACCAGTACAATAGGATTTGCAGAAAGCACTCCCCATAGTCCGGAGACTGCTCCTTTGACTGTACTGATAACAGATGGAATCTTAGCAAATGCTGGTGCCAGTTTCATCAAAGCACCGACACCCGTTGCCATCTTGCCTATCACAATCAAGATTGGGCCGATAGCCGCCGCAATTCCAAGAAGAATCAGAGTCAGCTTCTGTGCTGCCGGATTCATGTTCATGATGGCATTCATGCAGTCAATCACTGCTTGCATCACTTTCGTAAATGCAGGAGCGACCAACTGACCAACCGTAACCGTCAGAACATCGAAGGTGGATTTTAACTGCTCAATCGTACCACCCGTACCAGACATCAAGGCATTTGCCATGTCATCCGCAGAACCGGATACATCATCCAGTGCATCACGGAGTCCCTTGATATCGGATGGAGAAGTCTGAATTAATGTCAGCCATTTGGCCATCTGGTTCTTACCGAAGATATTACTTGCGGCTTCCAGTTTCTCCTGATCAGACAATCCAGAAAAAGCACTATTCAGATTCTGGAGCACGGTCGGCATGTCTTTCAATGTTCCGTTGTCATTGAAGATGGCATAGGTCTGTCCTGTGGAAAGTCCTAATGCATCCATCGCTTCAGCGCCAGACTTTGCTGGAGAAGCCAGTCTTGCCAGGCCTGTCTTCAGAGCATCTGCACCCTCGGAACCGGAAATACCTGCATTACCAAATACATCCGTGATGGCAGCAAGATCCTTCATGCTCCATCCGACAGTTTTACAGATCGGACCAGCAACCGACATAGCATCGAAAAGCTGTGTTGTATCGGTATTGGCCTGCGCCTGTGCTTTGGCAAGAACATCTGCGTAGTTGGCAGCTTCATCCGAATTGGCACCGAACATCTTCAATGCATTACCAAGACCGGCTGTAACCGTAGAAAGATCCGTTCCGGTGCCAGCAGCCAAACTCATGGCAGGTGTCAGCATATCCGTTGCCTGCTTTGCAGTAAAACCCTGACGTGCGAAGTTCAAAAGTGCATCCGCGGCATCCTGCATACCATAGACGGAATTCTTGGCAGATGTTCCCATCTGTTCCCAGAGTTTCTGGAAGTCAGCAGCGCTGTTGGCAGTGGTTCCCATGGTCTGTTTTACCAGGTTGAACTGCTTATCCACATCACCATAAGCATTCACGGCTGCAGTCGCACCAGCCACAATCGGAACCGTCACTCCGGCAGTCATCTTTGTTCCCGCACTGGAGATCTTATCTCCTACCTGCTGAACCTTATCGCCTGCGGCTGCGATCTGTTGTGCAGAGACAGAACCGAAGTTCTCATATTCTTTTGTGAGTCCTTTCAGCTTTTGTTCTGTCGCTTCGATTTCTCTTTGAAGAGCTTCGTACTGTTCTGTTCCAACCTTCTCGGAACCCATCTGTTTCTGGGCTTCTTTTAAGGTATCCAGTTTCTTCTTGGTTGCATCAATCTCAGTGCCAAGATACTTATACTTCTGAGACAGCAGATCCTTATTACCGGGATCCTCCTTCAGAAGTTTATTAACATCCTTCAGCTGAGACTGTGTTGTCCGGACCTGGGCATCAACTTTCTTTAAGGCATCAGTGAGCTTCGTGGTATCGCCATCCAGCTCAATCGTTATGCCCTTGATTCTGGAGCCTGCCATATCTGCTCACCTCCTTAAAAATGTGCAAAAGAAAACACCGACAGATTTCTCTGCCGATGCTTCATCATCTAATATGTTGTAAAAGGGTACCGGCCCGGTGATGCTTTCCCGGGTATCCTTTTGCCCTGCTTCTTCAACAGGTGTGTGATCGCATCATTTTTCACTTCCGGCACCCAATTAAAGTATATCCTTGATTCGCAGAATTGAATCAGAAGCTATCAAAATCAGACTGCGTTGCTACTTCGCTGTATTCTTCATCACAAAGGTCATTGCCCGACTCAATGATTAAATCCAAAATCTGACCCTCCTCCATCTGATCCAGTTCAGACAGAGAAAGGCCGATTTGTTTTGCCCGCAAAATATAAACCGCAGTGTTTATTTCCCGGTCGGTCGGGCGACTGTTTTTTTTGGTACAGAGGTTGTTGCTCTGGAGCCAAGATAAAGCGTCACAAAATCCTGCATATGAAGGAACAGCTCGGCACCGTCAAACTGATCGCACCATTCCAGAAAGGAATCAAAGCTCAGCTTTGTCATATCCTTTCCTTCGGCCTGCATATTCATGATATAGGCCAACTTATCGCCAACGCTTGTATCTGCTTTCCCGTCATCTACCTTTTCCATATTGTTAAGCATCACCATCAGATCCTGATGGAATACCTGCCGGAAACGATAGGCGGTTGTACCAGTAGCCAGAAAGTGAAATACCTTATTTCCTTCCTGGGTATCCAGCTGAATCTCTTTATACATGATTTACTTTGCTCCTTTCGCTGCACTCGGTGTAGTTCCGGATGTTTGCTTACCGGAATCACTGGTCTCTGCAGCCTTTCCTGTAGAGACATAGACCTCCTTGTACCAGTTCTGATACGTTTCATCACTGGTATTGGATGTGGAACGTGCCTTGATAATATTCTTATCAAGAGCTGCATTCTTGATACTGGTCGCGTTGATGGTCAGTGTTTCTGTCTGAACCTCAATGCTGTCTTCCTTGGTCTTGGACTCTACATTCGGTCTACTTGCCGTGCAGTTATACATGACGTGGCGGATCTGATTGATGTCTCCATCAAACTCAAACAGCAATGCGAAATGCACTGGCTGCGCGTCACTGTCTTCTATTAACACGCCATTGGAATCGAGAATTTCTCCCAGAACATTCTGTCTGAAATCCTCCGGAACCATGGCAGATTCAAAGTCTCCGTTATAGCCGGAGTTGGAATTCGTGGCATAGTACTGGATTCCATCAGCCCAGAAGATCGTCTGATCTCCCTGTGCTTCCAAGGACAGATTTACTGCACCCGGCCATGGAACCGGAACGGCATAGGTAGCTGTTCCATCATCATTGATGGTTGCAATCGCATAATGAACATTCTTAAGGTTGTATTTAACCTTGTTCTTCTTACTCATGTGCCTTAGCACCTCCTTCATCATCTGGTGCCGATGGCACCTCAAATTCGTAAATCACTTCATACAGGTTTTCGGATTCAATCCAGGTCTCATCCTTTTCATAGAAAATCCCGGCCTGTTTCAGAAGCTTCTGCAGCTTCTTCTCAAGAGCCGGGTCTTTTTCATCCGTATAAAGTTCGATATTCACAACATCTATATCAAAGTAGGTTTCTCCATCTGCCGCGAAGTTATCGCTCTCCGGAGTCAGATAACAGATAAACGGCGGATCAGGGCCTTCCCCTTCCGCAAAGTGATCATAGGCAAAGGGAATGCCAAGCTTCTTCAAAATCTGAATCACTTCATCCATCCTGTGCCTCCTTCTTGATATCCCGTTCCAGCTTCTCAGATACTTTCTGCTCCACTGGACGGATATGCGGGATTGCCCGCACTCTGCCGCCGCCTCGTTTGGCATGACCATTCTCCAGAAGATGCGTCAGCTGATATCTTCCGGCATGGACCACGATATCCATTTCCGAAGAGGTCTCTTTCAGCTTCTTCTGTTTCCAGCTCTTGGCATACCGGCCGGTCAGCTTCGGTGACGTTGCCTTCAGATCCTTTACTGCTTCTATTGCCGCATCCTTCACGGATTTCTTTACCTTCTCAGATAAGGATTCTTTATAATCATCCAGCGTTTCACTGACCACCTTGGAAAGCTGATCCGGTTTGATACGAACACTCATCCAATCACCTCCGCACAAGCGTTGCATGGAATTTCAGGCTTCGCTTATGGAATCCCATATCATCCACATGGTCGATGTTATAAATGCGGTCATTCAGAATGATTCGATACCCTTTACTGGTGACTGCTGCAGTCTCAGAAGAATAGCGGACCGTGAAATCCATCTTGTCCTCTTCCAAAGTCTGACCTGCATCATTCTCTTCGTTTCCGGTCTGATCCGATGCCGTTGCCCAGCAGGTAAAGACATCCTCCCAGATGGATTTATGATTTCCGATATCATCAATGACCGTGCTGTTCCGCTGAAATGTAATCCGAACATTCAATCCTGCAATATCCATCAGAACTTTGCCTCCCTTACTCCAAACAAAAGAGAACGCAGGGTAAGCATCAGATCCGTATGATCCGCTTCTTCCCTGTGTTCATAGAGGTAAGCCACTGCGTACATTTCAGCGGTCTTCACCACGGAATTCGTATCGTCAATCTTATCCTTCCGGCTGACATCCCGGACGAGGGAAACCGCCGTTTTCATCAGACTGTTGATCAGATCATCTTCATCCGATGTGTCTACCCGAAGATACTGTTTCACCTCATCCAGTTTCAGCATCAGGACTCACCTCACTTTGCGTTGGCAGTGCCGCCAGCCTTCAGGATCTGGACAGCTTCCGGCAGAACCAGAACGCCATCTACTCTCTCCTTGGCAACATAGCCAATCATGCCGTTACCTGCGAAGAGCTCACGAAGCTGCTGGAAAGAACGGGTGCCACGATCACCGATGTTGTAGTAGGAGAAATCACCGAAGGCCATCACCGGCTTGCCTGCTTCCAGAGTCGGTGCATAGGCAGAAGTTCTGACAGTATATCCACAAAGTCTGTCCGGCTCACCAGCCTGATAGGATGGCTGCCACAGGTAGGCTCCGTTGTTATCCTTCAGCTTTCTCAGCTCTGCCAGTGTCTGATCATTCATGATGAAGCTTGCCTTCTTACGATACGGTCTCTTCAATGCATAGATCAGATCAAGAACATCATCACTGGTAAGCTTGGTTCCAGTCAGCGTCTTTCCAATCTGGCCGCCCTTTGTTGCATCAAAGAGTCCGGTCGGCTTACCCTTGCCATCACCATTGAGAAACGCATCCTCTTCGGCATTGGCCAGTGCCTTACCGAACTGGGTAGTGATGTAGTTCTCCAGACCGAAGGCATTATCGTAAAGCAGCTCCTCTGTGATCTTGATTGCCACATGAAGCTTGTGAGCATCCAGAATGATCTGACCGAAGGTTGCATCAGAGAACTGAAGCGCTCCTCCCTCTTCAATCCATGCAGCCGCAGGCTTTGTTGCCGCGATATTGATCTTGTGTTCGCCAGAGGTCTTGATCGTGGTTCCAAGGGAACGCATGATATTCTCTTCTGTCAGAACATCAATCAGTCTTCTGTCCCATTCAGCCGGAACGAGATAACCGCCATCGGTATCAACGCCATCCTGCAGAACATCGGATACCTGTCTGAATCCGGATCTCATAGCAGCCAGTGCAGCCTTACGGTATGCATCGGATGCTCTTCCGGTCTTCTGCTCCTCCGGATCCCCGATACCAGGTCTTGCCGTAATCGGTGCACTCACCGGCTTAGCCAGTTCATCATCAATTGCCTTCTGGCGGTTCAGACGATCAATCTCCTTCGTGTAATCGGTGATGTCTGCCTCCATACGGTCATAGGCTTCGCTGTCCTCTTCAGACAGAAGTCCGTTTTCATTTCTGTGGGAATCCAGAAACTTCTTAGCTGCATCCCACGCCTGTGCTCTCTTTGTAATCAACTCCTGAATCGTCATTTTCTTATCCTCCTTCAATTACATGAGTTTTTTAATGAGGTCGAGACGCGCCATGCAGTCATCAACCTTATAGCCCTTCGGAGCTGTTGGCTCTTCTGGCTTTTTATCTTTCATCCGGTAGTGATTCACTACCTTGTTGGTAACGGCCTGTTCGGCCAGACGCTCGCTCCACAGCATTGGCATTCGTTCGTCCTTTGCGGGATCAGCGCCCGTGCCGCCCTCTGTGGCGGCCTGTTGGCCTTTCTGCGCCGGTTCCGGCTGGTTGCCGTAAAGCTGGTCGCGCTCGATAATCGAATCTACAAAGTGCAGATTCAGAGCCATCCTTGCATCCATCCAGGTCTCATTCTCCATAAGGCTTGCCAGCTTATTTCTGGAAAGACCTGTCTTAATGGCATAAGCATTGATGATGGAATCTTTCACGGAATCCAGCATCTCGATAGCCTTCTGCATATCGTTATGGTCACCGGATGCGATGGTTGCCGGGTTATGAATCATGATCATCGACACCGGACTTGCCTCCACGACATCACCAGCCATCGCAATGACGGATGCAGCAGAAGCTGCGAGGCCATCAATCTTGACCGTAACCTTTCCCTTGTAGTCCCGGAGCATGTTGTAAATGCTCGCTGCCGCAAAGCAGTCACCACCCGGACTATTGATCCAGAGGGTAATGTCGCCAGATCCACTATTCAGCTCGTCTTTAAAAAGAGCCGGTGTGACATCATCGTCAAACCAGCTCTCACTTGCAATCGTTCCATCCAAGAACAATGTGCGCTCTGTATTCTCACCTGCATCCGGATTATCCGGATCAGGCGCTTTATTCTTCACCCATCTCCAAAATTTATCCACGAGAATTTTTCCCCTTTCCAGCCTGATTGGCTTTCTTATTACTTATCTGTTTCTCAGATTCATCTCCGGTAGCAGTCTGATGGTAAGCGGCTCCTACTTCAGAAAGTTTCTGCATGGTTCCGTTTACCATATGGACGTTGCCACCTTCTTCATCAGACAGAAGATCCATATTCTCAAGCTCCCGGACATCGTTCACCGACATGAATCCGTTATTGATGCCAGTTGCATATCCCTGCATCCGGCTTTCGTAATTTCCTCTCAGCAAACCATCCGCATTCATCTTAAAGAAATATTTCTTCTTTTCTTCTGGTGAAAGCAATGCTTTATTCAGTCCTGTTTCAATCCGGATCATCCATGGCTGCAGGGTATACATAACGAATTCCAGGCCCTGTTCCTCAATGTTGGAAAAGGTCGCATGCTCCAGATCTCCAATCATATGCGGCGGGATTCTGAAAATACGGGCTATCTCGTCAACCTGAAACTTTCTGGTCTCAAGGAACTGACTGTCCTGCGGATTGATGGAAATCGGCTCATACTTCATTCCTTCTTCCAGAACAGCTACCTTGCCAGCGTTACGGCTTCCACCGAAGGTATTATTCCAGCTCTCCCTTAGCTTCTCAGGATCCTTGACCGTTCCCGGATGTTCCAAAACACCAGAAGGCGCTGCACCATTGGAGAAGAACTTGCTTGCATACTCATCACAGGCAAGGCTGGTTCCCAGTGCGTTCTTAGCCATGGCAATCGGACTGTAGCCGATCAAGCCATCAAATCCCAGCCCTGGTATATGCAGCACATCGTACGGAGTCAGATTGATCGTTTCGTTCTTCATCGTTCCGGCTTCATCACTCTGATGCGTGTACTGGTAATAAAGTCTGCCTTTTTCATCCCGATCCACAACCATCCGGTTAGGCATCAAAGGATACAGGCCCAGCACTTCCCCTCTTCCATTTCGTAAAATCTGGCAGAAGAAGTTTCCCCACAGGAGCAAATGCGTCATGGCTGTCTCCCGGAAGATAAAACTTGTCATCTCCGGATTCGGCTCATCATGAAGGAGAAAGTACAGCGGATGATCCACAGCTTTCTCTTTTCCACCCGTATCTTTATACCGGTACAGATGAAGCGGCAGACCGGCGATGGCTTCTGAGAGAACACGAACACAGGCATAAACCGCTGTGATCTGCATGGCAGAATGCTCGTTCACGACTTTCCCGGAGCTGGAGAATCCCATATAAAACTGATAGGAATCACCGGCCAGACTGTTCTTCGGTGATGCTCTTTTATGCTTGATATTAAATGGTCCCTTCATTTATCTCTCCTGTGTGCTGACAGCACACTCATATAAAAAGCAGGCCTCGGCTGTCATAAACGCTTTCGGTCTGCTCGTGTCGGATGCAGCGGTCCAGTGCCATAATGGCTGCAACCACTCCATCAATCTTGTCTTTCGATTTTGCTTTGGTTGGCTTAATATTGCCAGCCGGATCCTTTTCGATCACGACATTCCCACACATCCATTTCATGATTGGATTGCTGCCATGGATCATATTGCCTTTCATTAACTGCTCATAGAATTCCCGGCTTGGCGGAGACATATCTTTATATCCCTGCCCGAATGGAACCACAGTAAGTCCAAGTTCTGTCAGACGTTCCACCAGCATATTGGAACCCCATCTATCGAATGCGATCTCCAGAATGTGGTACTTATGGCTTAGTTCTTCTATCGTATTCTGAATGTACTGATAGTCGATGACGTTTCCCGGTGTGGCTTTCATGTATCCCTGTGCCACCCAGTTATCATACGGAATGCCGGACCGCTGAACCCGGAGAGGAATCGTATCCTCCGGCACCCAGAAGAACGGCAGCATGATATATTTTTCATCCTCTGTTCTTGGTGGAAACATCAGAACAAAGGCTGTGATATCGCCGGAACTGGAAAGATCGAGACCGCCATAGCACTCACGTCCTTCCAAGGCCCTCATATCAATCGGCTGGTTTCCCATATCGTAAATGTGATCGGGAATCCACTGAACCGTGCTGCCACACCAGATACAAAGCCGCAGAGTTTTAAAGATGGATTCTTCTGCCGGATTGCCCTTGGCTTCGAGATACGCTTCCCGCATTCTTTCCATTGGAACCGTATATCCAAGCGAAGGATTCACCTTTTTCCAGTTCTCTTCATCCTCCCAATCTGCATCAATCGGCAGGCTATAAACTACCGGATAGAAACTTTGATCCTTTACCTTTCCTGCAATCAGATCTAAGGCTCTGGTATGCAGTTCAAAGCAGATACTGTTCCGGTCTGTTCCGGCTGTGGTAATCGCCAGGTGCAAAGGCTGACGTCTTGCATCACCAGACCCTTTTGTCAGGACGTCCCAGAGCTTCCGATTCGGCTGGGTATGGAGCTCATCAAAGACGAGTCCACTAATGGAGTAGCCATGCTTCCCACCAACATCGGCAGAGACAACCTGGTAATACCCGGCATTGGAATAATTCACCACTCGCTTTGTGGCCGTCATAATCTTGGACCGGCGGTTCAGGGCCGGTGTCATTTCCACCATCCGCTTGGCAACATCAAATACGATGGAAGCCTGCTGACGGTCAGATGCAGCAGAGAACACTTCTGCACTTGGCTCGTTATCCGCATACAGAAGGTAAAGTGCAATCGCCGCAGCGAGCTCTGACTTTCCCTGTTTCTTTGGAATCTCGATATAGGCTGTCCGGAATTGCCGGTAGCCATCTTCCTTTACAATACCAAAGATATCCCGAACGATCTGCTCCTGCCATGGAAGTAACCAGAATGGTTTTCCTTCCCATTCACCTTTTGTATGTGGGAGCATCTCGATAAACTTTACGGCCCGGTCTGCTTTCTTCTGATCGTAGTGAGAAGTCGGTAGCATGAATTTGCATGGCTTATAGTTTTCAAGCTTTGGATAATCTGCTGGTCGCTTCATCATTCGTCACCTCCCAGCAGCTCATCCATCTCATCCTTCGTGCCTTTGCTTGCATCATCCGCAATGATCCGGGAACGGGAAGCAGGCGTTAAACCGAACTGCTCGGCAAAGCGTTCCATCTGCTTCATATATTGCTGCGCGATAGAAACCTGCGGCACCTGCATCCAATAGCCGGATGGTGTCCGGACTAAGGAACCATGCTCGGTGATAAACTCCTCATTCTCCTTCCATCTGGCATAAGCCTGACAATATCCGGCAAAGGCCGCCATATCAACTTCGGTAAGAATTCCCATCTGCTCCATCTTGGAAGCGAGCCTGTGCCATTCTTTCTTCGCTTCTTTTTCCAGCCACTTCGGACAGGATGGTGCTTTCTTAGCTGGCTTTGGCTCTCTTTCATTTAACGCACGCTTTCCCGGATTTCCTTCCAGCTCTTTTAAAGCTGTCGGCTTTGGTTTTCTTCCTCTTGTTGCCATAAGATCGCACCTCCTTTCCTGATTTTTTACAAAATAAAAAGACCTTTAAACGGGTCCCTGCGATGTTTCCTGTGACGAGAGACACTGCCTATCGGCAGCATGTTCTGTCCCTCTCAATTTTTCACATTACTATAATAGCTGGTTTATCCAGGTAATGTGTCCAGCGTTTTACCTCACCCGAATTTCTTCAGCAGGGCCGCGTAAGCAAGCTGGCTTACTTCATCCTCTGGCTCAATGTCCCAGCCTCTGTCGTAGTTCAGTGTCCACTCGCCGTTGATCTTCAGCGTCATCTTGATGATCCGGCTTCCTTCGATTCCGTAGGCCTCGCTCTTTTCATCCAGCGCCTTCACCCAATATTTCACTGTCGTTCCTTCAATGAGTAATGTTCCTTCGTTCCACATGGTATGTTCTCCTTTGCTATGTTTTCCTTTGGCATGTACATATATCACTCTACCGGCCTTTGATAGCAAGTTGATTCTCATCTATTTTTTGCTTTATTTAGGCTCTTTTGATTTCTGCAAACCAGTCGGTTGTCGGATGCTGTTCGCCGGTTGATTTCTCGATAACCATCCAGTCTTCATCGATGCTGCAGAGGTGCTTTCCGACCTTGATGAAGCGGATGTCTTCGTAGCCAGGCTTGTTGCAGCGGATGACCTTGGCGTTTCTAGCCTCGCCATCGTAGCTCTTGCCATCCCAGCCGTTGAAGGTAAACCGTACCGTTTCCTTGGTCTTGGTGAAGAAGCACTCGTAATCTGCTTTGCTTAATGCAGTGTTGTAATCCTCAAATGTGAATGTGTTTCTAAGTTCTGTTGCCTTTGTCATGTTCATGTCCTCCTGAAGCCTTCGCTTCGTTCCTTTTCCTTTGGCATGTACATATATCACTCTGAAGGCAGATGATAGCAAGTTAATAACGCATGTTTTTTGCTTTATTTAAGCCTTTTTCTCACATTCTGATCAGTTGATTTCAAAGGCGATTCCATCCTTCTTTTCCGGCTCTCTGGATCCAAAGCGACGGTCGTTTTCTCTTGTGATTGTGTAGAGGCCGGTCATCTTGCAGCCAAGATTGGTCAGCCCGTAAATGCCATCCATTAATGCAGTGCTCTGATCGGTAACTACAATCTTCTGAACCTTAGCAGCTCTCAGTGTCTTTACAAAATCTGCCATCTGATCATCCCATGGAAGATCATCTACTTCGTATTCATCGGAACCGTTCTGGAGAGAGCGATCATATTGCACCAAGGCAGCATTCTCACCTGGTGTAAAAGGATATGGGAATTCCTTCTTCTCCCTCTCATCAAAGGCCCGGACGCCATCCCAATCGTCTGCTTTGATCATCGCATCCCGTTCTTCTTTCCTCTTTGCAGCCGCCTCGTTGTAGGCAATCGCTGTCTTTCTCATTTCTTCAAAGTATGTATTCTTTTCCATGGTCTGCATCTTCACTTTCTTGTAATCTCTGTCCAGCCATTTCTCATCAGGTAATCCGCGATAATTCCAAGTGTTGATCCAACAATGCCCTCCTTCATGAAGTCCAGAAGCTCGGTGCATTCTGGTAGAAAGGTGTAAGCAATGTCGCAGCCTTTTAAGAATTCCATCTGGAAGATTCCGTTCTCATCGTTGTAGATCCGGATGCATTTTCCGAAGCTTCCGCCTTCATAGATTCTTCCAAGGATCAGCTCCTTGACGTTCCATGTCCAGCTCTCGCCTTCTCTTCTGATTGCGTGAATCTCGATGCCTTTTGTTGTCTTGAATGTTTTCATGTCCGTTTTCTCCTGAGGTCCTTGCCTCTTTGCCTTTCCTTTTGGCATGTATATACATCACTCTGTGTGAGCATGATAGCAAGTCAATTCTTCGCATATTTATGCACTTTTTTGATGTTTTAGTGCATCTTTTCTTCCGGTTACACTAAAGGCCTCAGCAAAAAAAGTGGCACTCGATTTTCCCGCATGGATAAAGGTGGAACGAGAGCACCTGGTAATTTCAAGGATTGGATTCCTTTTCTTTTGCGTTAGGATAATTCCCGGTAATCAGGAGGCCATCATGGAAGATAATCAGCAGAGCAACAAGAATGCATCAAATCAGACATTCAGCTGGGAGAACAAGGAAAGCAGCGAAAGCCGCACAGAACCTCTCAGCTTTGATGAACTCCGGGAGGTTATGGCGGAAATCCGCTACTAAGGCAGTAGCCTTACCTTCAGCGCCAGATCGGCGCTTTTTTCATTCTCCGGTAAAGATGAAATGGATGTAGTCCTTTCGGTGTTCTTCAATGAACATCACAAGATCGAAGTATTCCAATTCGTAGGCGATTCTCTGAACCGTAGGAACATCCAGCATGTTCGTTCTTCCCGTATCCCGGATGGCTAAGATCTCCTGTTTAATTTCTTCCGTCATGGTCAGCCTCCAATCTTTCGATCACGTCTCCGCCATCCAGCACTGCGCTAAGTCCTGAACCGTTATCCCATCGGATCATTACCGATCCCATGTCATCGACTCCAATGACCGTACCCTCGGTTCCAACAGGAGGCGCCTGAACATCATCCATCTGGATCAGCCGTACCCGGCAGCCTGCCGGATAAGAAGCTCGAATCCGTTCCACCTGTGCTTTACTCGGCATCCGCATCATCGCTTGCCTCCTGTTCTGCCTCTTTGGCTTCTTTCCGCTTCTCTGCCCATTTAGCCGCATGGGCCTTGGCCTTTTCTTCGGTTGGGAATGCTGCAGATCCAGTCAGGTTTTCGAGAAGAATCTTTCTCGTGAGCTTGTACTCCGCTCCCTTCATCCCAAGCCTGAGCAGGAAATTCCGGAAGCTATACTTCTCGCTGGTGATCTCCTTTTCCTCTTTGCTTACCCGCGTTGCATTCTTAGCAAACTCGGTGACCAGCGTTACAAAGTCCACGAAGGCTTTATGATGATCGCTGTCGATGGATGGGAATCCGTCAAAGGTGATCTGGCCGTTTTCTCTTTTTAAGGTGATGGTATCCGACTGAAATGCGTGCTTTAAGAGCTCCTGCTTGGTTTCAATGATCGTCTGGAGTCTATCGTAAGCCTCATCCGTCAGATCGTCTGGCAGGGAAAGGGATAACTCCATCGGTTCCTCCTCGTCTTCTGACTCCGGCTCAGGTTCCGCTTCTTCCTGTGGTTCTTCATCCGTAAGAACCGTGAAGCTGTTCTCTTCCGGATCATCCGTTTTCGTGAATCCATGGTCTGCAAGGTAGGAAAGCATCGCTTCGGCTTCCTCCTCGCTGACGCTTTCGTCCATGTCCATGGTTCCGTCTCTCTGGATCTCAGCCTTTCCTTCCAGTACAAACCGGCATCCCGGCATTTTGTACTCTGGCTTCATCTGGAAGAATTCACCTGCGGTCTGCGCCAGTGCCTTTCTCTGTGACTTGTCGATGTTGAATGTGTAGCTTGCTTTCATGCGTTGTTCCTCCTTTTCTTTCGGTACTGTATAGATCACTCTGAAGGGCACATATAGCAAGCAAGTTTTCGCATAAATAAAAGGTTTTTTGCATTATTTTTTCGGATGCTTTTCTCGCCATTTCCGGAGATATTCTTCCTGCTCGCGGTCCTCTAATTCTTTGTCTTCATCCGAGAAGCAGCACACCAGAAGCAAGTTAAAAAGCGAGATCACAACTGTCACGGATGCCAATACACAAATCAGAATCATTGTTCGTCACCCTCCATATCTGCGATGGCCTCTTCATAGGTCAGCTTCTGACCATTCCGAAGAACATAGACGCCATCTGTCTTGTTCTCTTTTAATTCCAGGAATCGTTTCACCTCGACATCTACAAACTTCGGATCAAGCTCGATGCCTCTGCAGATCCGATCGGTCTGCTCACAAGCCATCATGGTAGAACCGGAACCGAGGAATGGATCCAGAACGATGCCATTGGTCATACTGGAATTACGGATCGGATAAGCCATGAGCTGCACCGGCTTCATGGTCGGATGGTCCTTCGAGGATTTCGGGCGGTCATACTCCCAGATCGTTGTCTGCTTGCGGTCGGAATACCACTCGTGCTTTCCGTCCTTCTTCCAGCCAAACAGACAAGGCTCATGCTGCCACTGATATGGCGAGCGACCGAGGACCAGAGAATTCTTCTTCCAGATGCAGCAGCCGGAAAGATAGAATCCAGCATCCTGAAATGCTTTACGGAAGTTAAGGCCCTGCGTGTCCGCATGGAACACATAGATGGATCCATCATCCGCTAAGAATTCGTGCATACATTTGTAAGCAGAAAGAAGGAACTGATAGAAGGCATCATCGGACATGTTGTCATTCATGATCTTTCCAGCGGTTTCTTCTACGTTCACGTTATAAGGCGGATCAGTCAGAACCAGATTTGCTTTCTCATCACCCATGAGCGTGTGATAGGTTTCTTCCTTCGTGGAATCCCCACAGAGGATCTTGTGTCGTCCTAAGAACCAGAGATCACCTGGCTTTGTAACGGTCGGCTTCTTCAATTCCGCTTCCACATCGAAGTCATCCTCTTCGATATCCTTATCGGCCACCTTGTTAAAGAGCTGCTCCATTTCCGGAGGCTCAAATCCGGTCACCATCACATCCAATTCACTATTCTGGATATCCTGCAGAAGTTCAGCGAGCATCTTCTCATCCCATGCACCCGTGATCTTATTGAGTGCAATGTTCAAAGCCTTTTCTCTGGTCTTATCCACATCCACGACAGCACATGGCACTTCGGTATAGCCGAGCTCCTTGGCAACAGTCAGTCGCTGGTGGCCGCCGATAACTGTCATGTCCGCATTCACCACCAAAGGATCCGCAAAGCCAAACTCCTGAATGGAATTCTTAATCTTCTCATATTCTTTATCGCCCGGCTTCAGTTTCCTTCTCGGATTATATTCAGCTGGTTTTAGATCCTTCACTGGGATCACTTTTAATTCTGCTGTTTTCATTCAGCTTCTCCTCCTTCAATTTCTGGCGTCTTCTTCGCTTGTCATATGCCCACCGGCACCGGTCTGAGCAGAAGACGCGTGGTCTGCCCTTGCCGCTGTAGCTGACTGGCCTGCCACATTCCAGGCAGAACAGTTTCGCGCAGGAGCTGATAAAATCATTCATTTCTTCTTCGTTCATAACCTGTCCTCGAAATTCCTGAGCCAGTCTCTAACCTATCCATCATTTGTCCACGAAATGTTTCTGTTTGCAGTCCAGAAGAAATGAACATGAAAAAGCCATGAATCACCCGAATTTATAGGCTTTTCACGGCACGTAATACATATGTATCTTTTGTTATATAGCTATATAGACCCCGGCCCTGCGATTTCGCAGCTTTGCACGCAAGAGGGGGCGCCGGTCCCGGAGCTGAGCCTTGTAGAGATTCACACCCGCCCCGGGTCACCATCAACTACCGGAAGGTGTCAATACATCTATCTTCTTCTGCAGTTCCGCAATCAGATCATCGACATACTTTTTTGTAGCCACATCCATGTCATCAACAGGATCAGTTCCAACGATCAGTTTGCCTGCGAGCCATTCATTACCAGACCAGTCAAGAGTACGAGCATTAGATCTTTTGGATGTGTGGGAAGACATGTCATATGTCCCATTGCCAACAATCTCAGCATACTTGTCTTCCGTATCCTCAGTGTTATATCTTCCAGATACGTGCTGATATAGTCCTTGAGCAATGGTACTATATCCTTCAGCATGAGATGATTCACCATGTGATACGGATAGGCACCCTTCAGCATGGGAATTTTCGCCTTCTGCCAATGTTTTTCTTCCCTCTGCATGTGAGTTTTTACCTCGTGTAACAGTCTCAGATCCTTCAGCATGAGAACGTGAAGCACCTGCTGAAGATGCAGCATTTTCAACAGTTGAAAGATAAGCAGTGCCTGATTTGATTGCAGGTTTGTAAGCAATATATCCATCTGCATTTTCATCATTAACAGACCAGTCCGGTTTCACTCCTCCACCAGAGGATTTTCCAAGGTTCCCATTGATTTCTTCCAGCAGCTTTTCAATTCTGCTCTGCGGTTCTTCTGTTCCAATTACTTCACCAGAACCGTTTATCGTTGCATTCATCTCTTTCAGTTGTTTCTCAATCCTACTTTCATCCGGCATAATTACTCCTTTCGGTATTTGTAAACAGGATGACTGTCGTAGTTTCCTGTCTTCTTATCATGGCAAGGCTTGCATAATGCCTGCCAGTTATTCTCATCCCAGAACAGCTTTGGATCACCACAATGAGGAACAATATGATCCACAACCGTTGCCTTGGTATACTTTCCCTGTTTCAAACATTCTTCACAAAAAGGATGAGCCGCCAGAAACATTCTGCTTGCCCTTCTCCATCTGGAATTGTATCCGCGCTTCGATGCGGTTCTTACTTCTTCCGGATGCAATGCCTTATGCTGATCACAATACTTCTGGCCAACTGGCACAAGATTCGGGCAGCCGGGATGGCGGCATGGATACATTGGTTTATGTGGCATCTGGGAGCACTTCTCCTAACTGCATCCATACTGCGCTATCAATCTCCAACCGCTTGCTTTTGTCTGCAACGCTGCCAACACGAGAACGGAAAGCTTTCTTATCCAGTGTGGTAATCTGTTCAGCAAGAATCGTCGATGGCGCAAAGTAATCATGATAGCCACTGTCCTTTTCCATTTCCTTCTGGCTGAAAAACACATGACTTGGAAGCCAAGGCTTCTTCATCTTTGACGTCATCGGCAGAACCGTGATGGTATTGGCATGCTCGTTGGAGATATCATTGCTGATAACAAGCACTGGTCTTGTACCTTCCTGCACACTGGTTGCCGGATGCTCGCCGAGACAAGCAAACCAAATTTCCATCCGACGTGGATTATGTTCTTTCATTTCTTCTCACTCCCTTCAAAGCAAAAGAAAACCGAAAGAGAATCACTTTCCCTTCCGGCCACTTTTCTACGATATCAATATAGCAGGGTAAACAAGGCAATGCGTCTAGCGGATTACTCATTGGCTTAATCCAGTTTATTTCCTTTTCTTCCATTGCACTTCGAGCAAAGAACCCGAAGATTAGAAGGAACTGTTTTTCCGCCTTTTGAAACTGGAATGATATGGTCGATCTGAAGGCCAACCCCATCTGGCATATACTTTCCACAAATCTGACAAGTGTAATTATCTCGTCGCATTATGTACTGACGCAATTGCGGAGTCATTAGTTTTCTCTGCTCAGCTTCATTGTATCTGCGAAGACTTGTTTCAAATCCTATTCCAGCAAGCAACCTTCTTCGATCAGCTAGTTGATCAAAGCTATAAGCTCTCCTATCGGTACTGGTATAAACATTATAAGATGACCGCATATAATTTCTTTGACGATATCTTGTCTGGCGTCGCTTCATTTCAAAACGATACGCATGGTCATCATCTAAGGCTTCCTTATATTGCCTGCGCCTTCGATCCTTTAATTTTGATTCTTCAATCTCTTCTTTGCACTCAGCCTTCCATTTATTAATTTCCTTTTCGTGCCTGCAAATAGCTTTCCAGTTCACCGTATTGCACAGATACTTATCAATATAATCTGACATATCTGGATTTCTTTTTCCTGACACATCAAACGGAACGTAATAATATGGATACTTAAATGGCGACGCAAGAATCTTCTGAATCTCACGAATGATAATAACGATCAGAATGACCAAAATTACGGTTAAAATCAATATCAAGGCCGATCTATAAAAGTCATTGTATAAAAAATCTGAACCATTCATAGGTATATCTTAATCCGAAAAATTTACATTCAAAGTTTTTGTTAATCCCATCGATTGTTATTCCACGAATCACTGTTGTGTCTTTTATTGTTTCTAACTCCTATGACAACTTTTTCAATAATCAAAACAATCGTAAGAATCACTACAACAACCGATATCCCCATCACGACCCGAATATCCGAAATTGCATCTAAAAAAGTTCTCTGACATGACGTTTGCTCCATCTTTCGAACATAACATTATATCAGGGAACCAAATCAGTAAAGCTCAGTCTTTTCCAAACAGCAATGTCTGCAGATGTGTCAGCGCTCTGTTTTTCCGATTGTAGGCAGAGGAACGCTCAATGCTGTACCGGTCGCAGATCTCATAAACCGCTCCATACGTTCCCATCTCACTTCCATAGAATATTTTCAGAACATCCCGTTCTTCTTCTGACAGTTGATTCCACGCCGGCATGAACCAATCCATATATTCCACAGCCTGCCGATACCGTTCTTTCAGAACATTGATCTCATCTATGCCTTTCAGAATCCGTTCTTCATTGGCATTGGGATTATGGACGTGCGGCATACCATCAAACCGAGGAGAACCAACGGAGGTCATCTTCCTGTGTTCCTCCCGAATCTTTTCATCCGTGTTATTGATGATGAATTGCATGCTGGTGAAATCCTTGATTGCTGAAACGGTCGCTGCACGCTTATCCAGATATTTGTAAATGATAGAACTCATAATCTTCACCTCCGCTGAGTTTCTTCTATGTCCGCTTTGGCTTTGATTGTCATATTGTTGTCATTTGATCCGTGCTTTCACGGCATTAATTAAGCTCTGCTGCGTTGTATTCTTATTCTTCAGAGCTTCAATCACATCCTCATCCACAGTATCCTTGCAGACGATATGATGAATCGTCACCACTTCCCTTTGTCCCTGCCGGTGCAGTCGGCCATTGGTCTGGAGATAAAGTTCCAAGGACCAGATCATCGAATACCACACAAGGATATGACCACCATCCTGCAAATTGAGTCCATGTCCGGCAGAAGCTGGTGAGATCAGACCTGCTTGAATCTTTCCGGCATTCCAGTCAGCGAAGTCTTCTGCTGTTTTGAGATCCCGTACTTCATATCCTTCATCTTTCAGATGCTTCCTAATCCGGTCATGATCGTGCCGGAACCAGTATGATATCAAGACTGGCTGGCCATTGGCCTGTTCCATAAGATCAACCAGCATATCGAGTTTTCTGCTGTGGATTTCTTTGACGGCACCATCGTCAGAATACAAAGCTCCGTCTGCCATCTGCAGGAGCTTGTTAGAAAGCACTGCTGCATTGGCGGCGGACACTTCTTCGCCATCTATATCCGTAACCAGATCGTGCTTCATCTTGTCATAGACTTTCCGTTCTGCCGGACTCATTTCCACTTCATGATTTACGATCACTGCATCCGGCATCTTGAGATAATCCTTGGCTCGCATGGAAACCGTAATGTCACTGATTTTCTCGTAGATCTTCTCTTCGGCTCCTGGTCGGATTTCGTAGTTATAGACAACTCCGGTATAAGGATTGAAACCAGCTGGCTTAAAGTAGGCCTCCCGGTATCTTCCGATGAATCTTCCAAGACGCTCGCCGCGATCAATCGCATTGACTTCGGCCCAGAGATCCATCAGACCATTGCTGGCAGGTGTTCCGGTCAGACCTACGATCCGTTTTACATACGGACGGATCTTCCGAAGTGCCTTAAAGCGCTGGCTCTTATAGTTCTTGAAAGACGACAGTTCATCAATCACCACCATATCGAACGGCCAGTCCATTTTCCGTTCTTCCAACCAATCAACTAAGCCTTTCAGATTCTCTCGGTTAATGACGTAGATATCTGCATCTTTCCAAAATGCCTGTATTCTTTTCTGCTTGGATCCAACCATCACCGACATCCGAAGGTCGGATACCTCTTCCCACTTTTTCACTTCATTAGGCCAGGTAACCTTCGCTACCCGGAGTGGTGCAACCACCAGAACCTTCTGCACAGAGAATTCATCAAACATCAAATCCTTGATGGCCATGAGAGAAATGATCGTCTTTCCAAGGCCCATATCCAGAAACAACAGTGCTTCCTTATGGTCCTTGATAAACTGGATGGCATATTCCTGATAGAAATATGGTTTAAAGTGCATCATTCCCGCCGCACTCCCATTTCCAAGGATCATCGTGAATGGCATCACTGATCTCATCCATAGCTTCTTCGATTTCTGACAGGTCAATCTTCTTTTTCTCCAGCTCATGACTGATCTGCTTTAAGGCAGACTCGATGGATTTCACCATCTCTTTATGATCAACCTTCAGTTCTTTGACTTCATCGTCATAGGCATCCAGATCATCCTGTGTCTCCTGAAATTTATCTGCCAGCAGTTCTGAGAAATCAGATCCCATATACTCTTCCACCAACCGGAAGAGATCCTGTTCGTTAAAGAAAAGATGGTTCTGATTGTCTTTTGTTACCAGAATGCGCCCCATCATTTCTCTCCCCTCACTGCTGCGAGGATTACCGGGATCTGATCCGGATCATCCAGAACATACACTTTGAATCCCAGCACCCGGAGTCTTGCATGTCTCCGAAGCTGAATCCTTCTCGGATGTTCGCCGGTCGCTTTCACTTCCACAAAGCACATTCTTCCTTCTGGCATCAGAACAATACGATCCGGCATTCCATTGGTTCCTGGTGAGACAAACTTCGGACAGATACCGCCAGTATCCTTTACGGCATCCACTAATTTCTTCTCAATCTCTGCTTCTCGCATGCTTCGTACTCTTTCCACGTTTTTTCAAACAGGTCGATGGCCTCAGTGCAGGCCTGCTTCCGATCCAGGTATGATTTGATCAGATCATGCCATCCTTTGAACTTGCAGCATCTGTTTATCGGAAATATTTCATCATTCCATACATCGCGGGCAAGGTCCCCTTCTGGAGAATTCTGGTCCGCATATTTTCTTTTCATCCAGTTTTTATAGGTCATTGTTTTTCCCTCAATAATTGTGTTGGTGTCAGGACTGTCACCTCTCCAGTAAAACCCCTTTATAGGTTTTTTTGTCCTATTTTCCCCTATAGGGTACTTTTACTAAAGAGATGTCAGAGGCGTCACTAATGACAAGTGGTATTACATAAATTCTGATTTCAACTGTACTCCAACAATGAAACGGGCTGACTTCGTCCGCTTCTTTCTGAATCCAGCTTTCTCTAATGCTGAATAGAAGTCGGCACTGTTTCTGGTGTACTCACCCACATGCTGACAGTAATTTCTGTACTCGTCATAGAACTGTCCGGATGGTGCCATGTAGCTTGGATCCACTTCACAGCAGTCTGATAAGAACTGTCCCAGCCAGTCATTGGATTGACGGTACTCATCGATTGCATCCTGCACGACCTTTGGCAGTTTCCATTTGAAGTTGTCTGCGATTGCCTTCTGCGCTCCCTCAATGATCCAGGTCATGATGGCCGGTCCTGCATGCTCATACAGGTAGTCGGAGTAGTTCTTGATATCGCTCTTTCCGGTAATATGAGCGTTAAACGGGATTACGATCAGCCTTCTCCAGATGCCATCGTCATTGGCACCCACTCTTGGCAGGTGGTTGGTATAAAGGACCAGCGTATGAGTCGGTATGAAATCGAACGGCTTTTCATACTTCTTCTCGGCCTGAATCGGATCAGTAGAACAAAGCTGTTTCACCATAGAGGTGTTCAGCCGCATCCCTTCTTCTGTTTCCGAAGCAATGATGAGACGCTTGCCTTTCAGTTCTGCCATCTCTGGCTTCGCATTCCGCTTATTACCGACTGTCAGTACTTCTGCAGAGATCTTTCCACTGTAGGTTCCAAGCACTCTGGCTATCGTGTTCCAGAAGGTCGATTTACCATTTGCACCACTTCCGGCGCTAATGATGAGACTTTCCTGGTAGACTTTTCCGACTGCGGCCATACCGACTACCAGCTGAACGTAATCAATCAGCTCCTGATCGTTCTGGAAGAAAAGCTGCAGAGAGTCGTTCCAGATATCTACACCCTTATCTCCAGGAAAACACTCGGTAATCTTGGTGATGAGATCCTCTGCTCGGTGTTCCCTAAGGCCCGCGACACCTTTCTCCAAGTCCACGGTTCCTTCTGGCGTATTCAGAAGATTTGGATTCTGATCCAGCACATTAATGTCCCGATTCAGGAGTGCTTTCGATACAGAAAGCGCAGAACTGATATACTTCATGTCTCTCCGCTTCATGACAAAGGCATAGTAGTTATTGGCCTGCACGAACTGCATAAAGAGCTTCACCTGGTTCTTGTCATCCTGATCAATTCCCTTTTCTGCTGTCTTGCCGCCCTTCTTAATCAGATTGATATCGGCCCCCGCCTTCTCAAGTGCCTCCAAGGCAGCCGACCTTTGATCAATTGCATCATGCAGCTGCAAATCCAGAAACTCGACTGTGGCCGCCACGGCTAACTGCTTATCCTCCACCCAGACTCTTCCATCAAACCGGAGAAAGTCAGTAGCATTGGTATAGATCAGTTCATTGCCATATTCACGAGTTAATACCTTGGCCTGTCCAATATCGGAATAGTCATCTGGCTTCAGAGAGTTTTCCGGATTATATTTGTCCGGCGGAATATAGCCAGGCTGCTTGGACACCTTGCCTGCAAACTTCTTCGCGCTGTGCCAGATCGTCTGAAGCTCGTCTTCTTCCAAAGGCGGATCACACTTGGCAGCTTCTTCCCGGAACACCTCCATGGCCTTTTCCGTATCGCCATAGCGGATCAGCACCCTTCCTGCGAAACGGCTGAGTGTGGAATTCCGGCTCCCTTCATGGATTATCCGTTCTGCACTATGCAGAGACAGGAAGTGATCAATTGTCATACTGCCTTCATGCCAGATTGGATCCTGACTTTCACTTCCATAGATGAAGCGTCCGGCATCCAGCGCATTGGGATCAAAGAACGAATATTCGTTCTGGATCTTCTCCTTTAATGCTTTATAGGCATCCGGATCATAAATTGTCTGGATTGGAAAGTAGACATGGAACTTCGGCCTTGCGGCTCTGCCATTCTTTTCCTTCATATGATGACGGGAAAACGTAATTGCATAGGCTACGTCCTCCAGTTCATCCGCCAGCATCTCCGGGCTGATCCAGTCTTCTGGATTATCCGATTCATCATTGTCACAATCCATGACTGCACATTCCGAAGCGATGAAGTTCTTACTATTCCTGTAATTGCCTTTATACTCTGCACAGACATGATCGAACCGGACCGCGTCCTTCAAATCCTCTGCATTCTCTGTCTCCACCCGGTATGGATAGAGACAGTTCTTTTCGTTTCCGGTTACCGTTGATACATAGAGAACTACTTTCATTACTCGTTCACCTCCGCAGCGCCATCGCAGAGTGTCTTCGATGCAAAGAGCAGTGCGGAAGTCAGATTCATGATTCCATCATCGCCACTGACTGCAATCTCGACTCCTTTATTCATTCCGTGCTTATCCTTCAGCGGACGAATAAAGAGATCGGAATTATGGCTGTCACGGATGCAGACAAAGGCTCTGCCACCCTTATGGCGCTCACCGCCTTTGAATCCTGTGGTTCCGGCTGTCACAACCATGGAAGAACAATCTCCCTTTACCCTTCTTTCATAAACATTGAAGGCTCTCTGGTTTACCATGACCTGTTTCTTTTTGATTTCGTACATTCGTATCTCCTTTCCTGGAGCAGGCTTATCTCTCCTGCCCTCTGCCTTGTAACCGACACGAAGCCGCCTGTTTTGTATCTTCCTTATGAATAATTTTTAAGAAATGTTCTGGAGCACGCTTTCCTTATCTAAAGAGGAATCGAGCCTCCGAAAATTTTTTTTGATGGCTGGATACAAAATCAGCCCCTTTGTGTCGGATATCAGTTGCCGGGAGATGAGCAGACATAAAAAAGCCGCTGACAGGAAAATTTCCTACCAGCGTACAAAAACAGCTCTCTTGTGTCGGTTAAGAGGTGACAGAAAGGAAAGCCAATATGAATGAGCCAAGAGCAGATCCCATGACAACGAGCCTTTATGGCAGACAAGCATCAGACAAATATGGAGGTAATCAAACATGGATAAGAAAAATGAAATCTTAGCGGAGGCGCTGGATTCTATGTCCACGATCTTCGCTGAAGCGGCTAAGAAGCTCAAAGCAGTATCCGATTCGGAAGATAAGCCGAAGGCCAAAGAAAAGAAGGCCGCGGCTCCGGTGAAGAAGGAAGAGCCGATAACGTCAGCTCCCGTAAAAGCGGAAGAACCAAAGAAGGAAGCTGCTGAGCCAAAGCCGAAGGAATACACATTAGAAGAGGTCCGGGCAAAGCTTACGGAAGTAAAGCAGAAAGGCTTCGGTCCTCAGATCAAAGCAATCATCAATGCACATGGAGCGACCAACTTAACAAAGCTGGATCCTTCCGAGTATGCAGCCGTGGTCGCGGAAACGGAGGCTCTGCATGCCTGATGTACATGCTTATCTCTCCGCTTCCTCTTCTGCCCGCTGGACCAGGTGTCCGCCATCCGCAAAACTCTGTGCAAAAGCCGGTGACCTTTCCAGTCCGTATGCTAGACAGGGAACCGATGCTCACAGCTTATGTGAGTACCTTCTCTTGAAGGCGCTGCATCGGCAGGCACGGGATCCAACCGAGGATCTGGAATTCTACGATCAGGAAATGCAGAACTGCGCCGAAGGATACAGAGACTTTGTGATGGAACAGATCGAAGAAGTGAAAGAACACTGCTCTGATCCTTATATCGGTGTTGAGCAGCGGCTGGATTTCTCCCGCTGGGTTCCAGAAGGATTTGGAACAGGTGACTGTGTCATCGTAGCAGATGGAATCCTGCACATCGTGGATTTCAAGTACGGAGTCGGGATCCTGGTACCGGCAGAACACAACAGCCAGCTGAGCTGCTATGCCTTGGGAGCTTACGATGCACTCGGTGATCTCTACGACATCGAGAAGGTCAAGCTTTCCATCTACCAGCCAAGACGGGAGCACATTGACACCTGGGAAACCAGTCTCTCTGATCTTCTGGATTGGGCAGACAACGTCCTCTCCCCTGCAGCGAAACTTGCCATAAAGGGTGAAGGAGAATTCCAGGCAGGTGATCATTGTCAGTTCTGTGCCGTTAAGGCTACGTGCCGGGCCAGAGCAGAATTCAACATGAAGCTTGCGGAGCACGAATTCAAACAGCCGGATCTTCTGGATGACGATGAGGTTGCGGAGATTCTGGGCCAGGCAGACAGCCTGATCTCGTGGGCTGGCGATGTGAAGGATTACGCATTAAGTCAGGCACTGGCTGGCAAGCACTACCCTGGCTTCAAAGTGGTCGAAGGCAGATCCACACGGAAGTACACCAATGATGAGAAGGTCGCGGAAACCGTGGAAGAAGCTGGCTTTGATCCATATGACAAGAAGCTCAAAGGCATCACAGCGATGACCTCAGAGCTTGGAAAGAAACGATTCAACGAACTATTAGGCGGTCTTATCTACAAGCCGCCGGGCAAACCGGTATTAGTCCGTGACAGCGACAAGCGTCCGGAATTCCATACCGAGGTTAATGATTTTAAGGAGGACGAATAAGTCATGAACACACCGACAAAAGTTATCACTGGAAAAAACACTCGCTTCAGCTATCTCAATGTCAATGAGCCGAAGGCTATCAATGGCGGAACACCGAAGTTCTCCGTCAGTCTGATCATTCCGAAGTCTGACAAGGTAACAATTGCCAAGATCAACAAGGCAATCAAGGCCGCCTATGAGGAAGGTCAGAACAAGCTGCGTGGAAACGGCAAGTCTGCTCCGTCCCTGGATGTGATCAAAAAGCCGTTGAGAGATGGCGACAAGGAAAGAGCGGACGATGAAGCCTACAAGGATGCTTACTTCATCAATGCAAACTCCACCACCAAGCCGGGTGTCGTGGATGCAAACAACAATATCATCATGGATACTTCCGAGCTCTACTCCGGCATCTATGGCCGTGCTTCCATCAACTTCTACGCCTTCAATACCAATGGTAACAAGGGTATCGCCTGCGGTCTGAATGCCCTGCAGAAGCTGAGAGATGGAGAACCTCTGGGCGGTCACATCAATGCCGAGACCGAATTCGCCGGTCTTGACGATGATGACAGTGACGATGACTTCCTCGATTAAGGGAGGTGGTCACTATGTTTTGGAACTTCATTGATGCTGCGATGAAAGCTCTGATCTGTGGCTGTATCGGCGGATGTTGTCTGATGGTAGTTGGCTACGGCTGGTACATTCTCATCCGTTCCGTATGGCGGCTGATCAAGAAACTGATCAAATACATCAGAAGCGGAAACTTTATGAAATGAACGGTAAGGGTGGCAGGTGATCCTGCTGCCCTTCTTTCTTTATGGAGGTATTTATGAAATCACTCTCTATAGACATCGAGACATACTGTGAGGCCAATCTTGCCAAGACTGGTGTGTACCGGTATGCAGAAGACAACTCGTTCCAGATTCTGCTCTTCGGTGTATCTGTGGATGAGAATCCGGTTAAAACTTATGATGTGGCATGTGGTGAGAAGATCCCGGATGAACTGCTGGAAGCACTGGTATCCAAAGACGTGATCAAGTATGCATTCAACGCATCCTTTGAGCGCATCTGCTTATCCGTCTATCTGAGAAAGCACTATCCTGTTTTGTTTGAATCCTATGGAGATCCGAAGGACTCGATTCATGGATATCTGGATCCGGTCAGCTGGAGATGCGATATGGTGCTGGCAGCATACAACGGCCTCCCTCTCTCTCTTGCCGGAGTCGGATCAGTCCTTGGCTTTGAAAAGCAGAAGCTCTCCGAAGGAAAAGACCTGGTCCGCTACTTCTCTACTCCCTGCAAGCCAACCAAGACGAATGGCATGCGGACCAGAAACCTTCCAACGGATGATCCAGCCAAATGGGAGCAATTCAAAAAATACAATATCCGGGATGTTGAGGTGCAGCTTCAGATCCACGAGCGTCTGAAGAAATATCCAGTTCCGGACTCTGTGTGGAATGAATATTTTATTGATCAGAAGATCAATGACCGTGGCGTGCAGATCGATCAGACACTTGTGAAAGAGGCAATTGAGATGGATGCACTGACCAAGGAATCTCTGACCGCTCGGATGAAGGAACTGACTGGCCTTGAGAATCCTAACTCCGTCCAGCAGTTAAAAGACTGGCTGTGTGCTAACAGCATACAAACCGACTCTCTTGGAAAGAAGGACGTAAAGGCACTGATTGGCACCACGTCCGGTACCGTCAAAGAAGTGCTAAAGCTTCGGCTTCAGCTTGCCAAGAGCAGCGTGAAGAAATACGAAGCCATGCGCACTTCCATGTGTCCGGATGGCCGCTGCCGTGGTCTCTTTCAATTCTATGGAGCCAACCGCACTGGCCGCTGGGCCGGGAGATTGATCCAGTTACAGAACCTTTATCGAAACAGTATGCCGGATCTCGACATTGCCAGAAACATCGTGAAATCTGGAGACTACGACTGGCTCTCTCTTATTTATGATGATGTTCCGGATGTTCTGGCTCAGCTGATCCGAACCGCACTGGTTCCAAAGTCCGGATACAAATTTGTCGTATCCGATTTCAGCAGCATCGAGGCCCGCGTTCTTGCCTACCTGGCTGGCGAGACATGGAAAACAGATGCCTTTGCCAGAGGTGAAGATATCTACTGCTCCACTGCAAGCCGAATGTTTGGCGTTCCGGTTGTAAAGCACGGAATCAACGACGAGCTCCGCCAGAAAGGTAAGATCGCAGAATTAGCCTGTGGCTACGGAGGCTCAGTCGGTGCGCTGACCGCAATGGGAGCCTTGGAGATGGGCCTTAAGGAAGAAGAACTGCAGCCGATTGTAAACTCGTGGCGCGAGTCCAACAGCGGCATCGTGCAGTACTGGTGGGACACCGATAAGGCAGTCAAAGACGCCATCCGCCATCACCTTCCTACTCATGTCGGCAATGTGGAATTCTTCTGGTCCCACAATATGCTGTTCATCCATCTTCCTTCCGGAAGACGGCTCTCCTACGTAAAGCCAAGGATTGAAGCAAACAAATTCGGTGGCGAGTCCATCACCTACATGGGTTTGAATGGTCAGAAGAAATGGACAAGGATTGAAAGCTATGGCCCGAAGATCGTAGAAAATGTGGTGCAGGCGATTGCCCGCGATATCCTGTGCAACAGCATGAAGAACTTGAAAGATTTTTATATTGTCGGGCATGTGCACGATGAGCTGATCATCGAAGTGCCAGAAGATATGAAGATGCAGCCGATCTGCGACACCATGGGCCGTGCTCCAGATTGGATGCCAGACATCCAACTCCGCGCAGATGGCTACGAGTGTTCATACTATATGAAAGACTGAAAACAGCAGTGGGTGATGAGCCTGCTGCCGTTTTCACATAAGCCAATATATATATATATATATATATTTCACTTACCATTTGTACATATCAAGAAGAATCTTAACTAACATGTCCGTCCGATCTTTAATCTTATCAACAGTCCATTTGTCTTCGTTTACAACAGACTGATTCAGGAATAAACCATTTCTGTAACCAATATATTTTGTTTTGTCTTTTGACTTCCTATCCCTTTTTTGCTCAAATGGCATATTAGACAGATTCTGGTTATATCCTGTGATAGTCAGATTTCCAAGTGTATGGACATAGTCGAGCAAATACTGCTTTGCCAATTCTTTATCTCCATCGGCAATCATATCTACCCATGCCTGCGGAATATTATCTCCTTCCGGGAAGATATGTTCTATTGTCCATACATACTTATTGCTATTATCTCTTGACCACAAGTCAGAATATATTTCTTTTGTTTGATGCTGCGCTTCAATGCTGCATAGCAGAAATCTTGTTGCTTCCGGATTTTCATCATAAATGGAGCCACGCAACTTACTTTCAAACAAGTCATCAGGCGCAGATACAGACTTCAGCTTATTCTGTATTATGTTCACAACTTCTTTGCCCTGAGAAGACTTGCTGTCTGCAATCGTATCAATGAAAAGCTGTGTCAATTTACGGGTGTTCGGCACATCTGTTACATTACGTCTTACAAAGAAAGTAATTAAAACGTGAATAATCTCATTGATATTATCATCAGATAATCCCATCTCTTTCTGATTGGAAATTATATACAGCAACAAAATATATGATGGAGCTCCGGAAATCCTTTCAAGGTCCTGAAGGGCTGGACTATATAGCTTTGTTTCATCAGCATTATTTGTAATAAGTGAGTATACCTTGGATTTATCCAATAGGTCATTTAACAGCCTTTTATAGTCACTTTTTATCATCTTCTCATAAATATCAAGAAGCGTTGTCCTAGTAGCCAGGTATCCTAAATAATATTTTTTATCAGAGCTCTCGTATGGCTTGTTCAATTCTTCTCTGAATGCATTGTAATATTGGCGGAAAAACCTTTCTTCAACAGCATAATCATCCTGCCCTACATTATTCAGAATCTGTTTCCAAATTTCATAGCTATTGTCTGCATCATCTTCATTGGCCGCCTGAGAAATCAATGTGTTTTTAATCAGATCAAGTGCCGAAAGCGGTACACCACGATGATTTAAGGATTCAAAGAGCATGTATGCATCCTGATTAGTATCGACTTCAATTTTCACTAGGACTGCATGTTCAAATCTCCGAACGATACCGAAAAGGATACCTACTTCACTCGCACTAGGCTTTTCTTCCTTAATTTCATTTACTTCTTCATCAATGAGCTTTCCAAAATGACGGTATGCTTTTGCAATTTTTCTCAATCCAAAATAGTTAGGCTTAGCAACCTGGGCGCTTATTATTTGTTTATTGGAAAGCAGATAGGAGAAATCCTCCTCGTTTGAATTCTGTTTTTGCAGGATAAGCCTTTGTAAATATTCTGTTGTCTTTTTACCATCCGAAGAATACATCTGCTTCTTAATGGCCAATTCACTTTTCAGATTTACAAGATCAGTAAGCTCATCAAAGTCCATCTGGTCCTTAAGATGATAAAGTTTTTCATAAAGTGCAGTTAGCAAAAGAATAATTGTAGTAAACCGTTGCTGACCATCTATAAGTTCGAGTTCATTTGGTTTTGAGCCATCATCCACACATATGTATGAGCCAAGGAAATAACCAAGATCATTATCTGTAACATCATTGAAGATAGCGTCCCATTCTCCTGTTCCCCAGGTGTATTCCCTTTGGTACTTTGGAATTCTAAAAACCGTTGAATCATTAATGGAAAATATCTCCGCAACTGTTGGATGCGCTACAGTCTTAATCATTTGGTATTTCCTCCTTTCTCAGTATCTACCATCTTTTGATACATCTTCATCAACTCGGCAACGCAGTCTGCTTCTGAGGTATCTTTAACAGAAAAGCCGTATGCATTCATAACTGCACGATCGTTATTTTGATGTGCCTTTACTAATTCAGGATACAAGTACATCTGTTTTCCGTACATATCAGCCAGTGTTTTATCAGGATAAAGTTTTCTAGCATCAAGAATTCCCTTAGCTGTTTTTGAAATTAATTCAGTCATCTCTTGTGTTTGTGGTGGCATCGGAAAATTATAGTAAACAGATGGAGCATATCTATAATCAGCCTTCAATCTACCGCAAACAGTTCTCATCCATGCATTATGAACATTTGATGATAAAATACCAAATTCATAAAGTGTTGCATGATCCACAAGAACAACCGCATCACTTGAAATAATATTTGGAGACATAAACCCCATTGGGATATATCTTCTTTCACCAGAAGAATGCCTTGGAATCAAAATATAGTCTGTTGTTGGATGCCGATTTTGCGTAAAAAGCCAAGGTGTATCAGCAATGTCATTAAGTTAGGGCTTGATGATTGAAACGCTTTGTATTTTGTAAGAATACAAGGCGTTTTTTTTGATGGCCAAAAGGGGCCGTATTTTTTTGGATGATTTTCTAAAAAACACTTGACAGCCAAAAATCAGCCTTTTTTACACAATCCGAAGGAAATTGTAGGAGGAAAAATTCACTATGATTTCCATTGATTCTGTTAAGTGCGTAGATGACATTTTAGCCAAGGCCATTGATATGGTCGAGCAAAATATAAGCTGCTATTGTACGCAGCCAGGTGTTGACTTCACTCGGATACGTGCACTGCCCGCTGGTATTCTGATTCGCTTCCTTATCCAGAAACAGGCCAAGGCATTAAACCAGGAACTCTCTGATTTCTTTGTTTCCAAAGTCCCGCCGTCTGCTTCAGCTTTCTGCCAGCAGCGTTCAAAGCTCGATCCCGAAGCTCTTGAAAGAGTAATGCACTTAATGACTGAAAACATTCCTGGAACCAGATTCTTCAAAGGCTATCGTGTATTCGCTTGTGATGGATCAGATGTACGTATCCCTTATAACCCTGATGATCCAGAGACATTTCTGAAGAATGATGAGAACAGCCAGGGCTATAATCAGCTTCATCTCAATGCTCTGTATGACGTTCTGAATCGCGTATATACAGACGCTATGATAGATACGAAACAGAAGTCTCATGAGAAAGGCGCTCTGCTTGATATGCTTAAAGCCCATGATCTGCCAGCCAAAACGATTATTACTGCTGACCGCGGCTACGAAAGCTATGAGCTGCTTGCCTATATGCTTGAAAACAGCATTCACTTCGCCATTCGTATAAAGGATATATTCAGCAGCGGGATCTTATCTGCCATTGATCTGCCAGATGAAGAATTCGATCGAGATATCACTCGTATATTGACAAGAAGCCAGACGAAAGAGATCAAGCAAAACAAGCAGAAATACGTATTCCTGCCATCAAACGTAAATTTCAGTTATCTGGATTTTGATCATCCGTTCTACAATATGACTTTCCGTGTCATCCGTTTCAAAATCACGGATGGTACTTATGAGTGCCTGGTTACGAATCTGCCCAAAGATGAATTTTCCATCACTGAGCTTAAGGAACTTTACCATATGCGCTGGGAGATTGAAGGTGCATTCCGCCACTTGAAATACGATACAAACATGGTTTACTTCAATTCAGTCAAGCAGAAAAACGCAAGACAGGAAATCTATGCCGCTCTCATCATGTACAACTACACCCAGCTTCTGATCAATGCTGTGCCGGTAGAAAAGGATGGCAGAAAATGGACGTATCAGATTGCTTTTAAACCTGCCGTTACGAATGCGCGATTATTCCTGAAGAAGCTTATTACGACAAAAGCATTCATAGACAGAATAAAAAACTTCCTGAGTCCCGTACGACCAGGAAGAAAGTTCAAGCGCAATATAAAGTCACAACCAGCAAGACTGTCACTCTATAGAGCTGCCTAAGCAACTTCATTATACGAGGTCAGCCTTTGGATTCAATGATAAAGTGACAGATTGCTCAAAAGATGTTTTCGTCATGCCTTCTTTTTGAGAACCTCTGGATTGTCCTCTAAGAGCTGATCAAAAAAGAAGCTGAGTCCTGAAGAATAACATTATTATTCTTCATCCAGCTTCTTAACTTAACGGGTCAAATGCAAACGGCGGTACGTTGGACCCAGTGAACCGGAAATTTTGGACCCGGTCTTCCGGATCTATCGGTACCGCCTTTTTTTTGTGGCGAAGAAGCGTAAACTTCGAAGCGTCTCTTTTCTGACTAAGATGAAGCTGTACGGAAAGCAACGTGCAGCTTTTTCGTACGTCAAAGGAGGTGCTTTAAGCATGGAAAAGTCAAAGTACATTGACATCGCACGGTATCTATCTTCGGGATCATTCTCACAGCGGGATATTGCGGGAATGACCCACACATCAAAAAACAAGGTATCCATCATCAAGGAGGTGATGGAAAAGAACAAATGGATACCGGAAGATCTTGATCAGTTTGATTCGAGTCAGCTTGATAAGATCTTCAGAAGAAGTGACATTCCTCAATCGGATGGACCAAAGCAGGTTCTCTATGTTGAGCCAGACTATGACCAGCTTTGTAAGGAGCTTCTCAAGCCTGGTGTCACTAAGAAACTCTTGTTTGATGAATATGCAGAGTCATGTGAAAGAGCCAATCTGCCCCATTTGCAGAAAACCCAGTTCCAGCTTCATCTTGAAGAACATTTGACCAAGAAATCTTATTCTGAGGTAATCAGGCATGAGCCTGGAAGAGAAATCGAAGTTGACTGGACCGGAGATCCAGCATACTGGAAAGATCCGTACACGGGAGAAATTCAGAAAGCGTGGCTGTTCGCTGCAATTCTGCCATTCAGCGGCTATGCATACGCTGAAGTCTTCCCGGATATGAAGCTGCCAAACTGGATTAAAGCAAATGTGCATATGCTGGAATACTTTCATGGCAGTCCGCATGTCATCATCTGTGACAACCTCAAGACTGGTGTTATCAGGCATCCAAAGAACGGTGATGTTATCTATCAGGCTGATTATGAAGCGTTTGCCAACTATTACGGCATCATTCTTGAAGCTGCCAAGGTGCGGGCGCCACGATATAAAGCGCATGTAGAGAATGTCGTTGGCAAGTTTGAATCCGCCATCCTTGGTCGGCTGCGCAACATCCAGTGCTTCTCAATTGAGGAATACAACAAGTATGTTCGTAAGGAACTGGATGAATTCAATGCAAAGCCGTTTCAGAAGAAGGAAGGCAGCAGACTCAGCCTGTACACCGACTACGAAAAGGATCGGCTCTCTCCATTACCATCAATTCAATACGAATATTTCACCAGGAAAAAAGCAAAGATATATCCAAATATCTGTTTCCAATACAACAAGAATTTTTACTCTGTTCCGTATCAGCACATTGGTGAAGAAGTTTGGCTCAGGATCTTCAGTGACCGTATTGAATGCTGGACTATGAAAGGTGATTTTATCTGCACGCACAAGATTAAGGCTGGTATTGGCAAGTATGACATCTGGGACGAACACCGCCCGCCAAACAGTGCAAGCTTCGGCAAGTGGAACAGTAACAGATTCCTGAAATGGGCAAAGGAGATCGGTCCATACACTTATGAAGTCGTTGACCGCTTCTTCAGAAACGGCGGTGCAGAGCAGCGTTATTACAATACCGTACTTTCAATACTAAAACTGACAGACACATATCCTCGGCCAAGAGTAGAACATGCCTGTCAGATAGCACTGGACCATTACAAAAGACCAGTCTACAAGAATATTAAAGCGATTCTTTATGCCGGACAAGATATGGCTGTAATACAGCCTGATACAGGTGAAGTTGAATCAGATGGCACCCAGGAAAAGTCATTTGTCAGAGGAGCAGAGTATTATGCCAAGAAGAACAAGAAGAAATGAAATCACGCCGAAAACCGTCAGTAAAGAAATAAGGCAGCTTGGCATGAAAGAAATGGCTGATCTCTTTGACGCAATGGCAGAAAGCGGTGAACTGGCTGATCAATCGGCACTGCAGGTAGTTGACCAGCTCATCAGTTGTCAGCTGATTGGGAACGGCAATCGCACAGCAGACCGTTATAAGAAAGCAGCTAAACTGTTTTTCCCATCTGCAGATTTTAACAACCTTCTCTATCTGCCTCAGAGACATTTGAATATTCCTCTGATCGATCAGCTGAAAACGTGTGAATTCATAGACAGTGAGCTGAACATCATGATTCAATCGGCAACAGGAGGCGGAAATTATGCAAAGCAATTGATAATGTAAAGTAAATGCCGCAATCATCGGTGCTGATGCGGATAACTGCGGCAATTACTTTACATTATTTTCGTTTCCTTCTTTACCGGGCATACTTCTTCTATGGGAGTACCCATAGAAAGGAGTTCTCAAAATGGAGAACAGATTGACAATTGAACAGTGCATATTTCAAATACTTGAGATCATGCGGCAGCGTAATTTCAGCAACGGAACTATCAACATCTATACTCATCATTACAATCAATTTAAGAAGTATTGCAGCAAACATAACTTCATTTATTTCAGTGATCAGATCAGCTTGGAATTTTTAGCTGAGCACTATGGAATCTTTCTTCAATCGCTTGAAGTAAGTTCGTCCTATAACAGTTCAAAGCTTTGCCATCTGCGTGCGCAAAAAATGCTAAGTGTATACAGCTCCAGCCAGGTATTTGTTACGAGGTTTTCAAGATATCATTCCGAAATCACCGATGACTATTGGAAACCAATTTATCAAGGATTCCTACAGGAACAGATAGACCATGGCATTCGAAAATCTACCATAAGGCACCGGGAACTAACAATTCGACTCATTATTGAATACTTTTGCGCGCACAGCATTCATGACTGCAATTTAATCACTCAGGAAATTGTTGAGAAGATCCTTGCATTATTTATTGATGAAGCACCAAAGTCTGTGACAGCGCGTTGTGGAGAAATGAGTTTTTTCTTTCGTTACTGTTTCAGCAACGGATATTCATCTGAGGATAAAAGCAGGTTCGTAAGGAAAGTCGCCGCACCTCATAGAGCAAATCTGCCTATCAGCTGGAAGCTGGAAGATGTCAAAAAAATACTCGGCTCTGTTGACCGAGATAGTCCTGTTGGAAAAAGAGACTATGCAATTCTGATGCTTGCCTGCAAATACGGGCTGCGATCGGTAGATATCCGGAATCTGGAATTAGAGAATATCAATTGGGAAGCCAAAGAGATCATCATAAAACAACAAAAGACAAGCAATACCATTCATCTTCCGCTGTTGACTGACATTGGCTGGGCTCTTATTGATTATATTCGGCATAGCAGACCAGTCACAACAGATAATGCAGTTTTTATTACTGCCAACGCCCCGTATAAGCGTTTGTCAGAATCCTCCGGGCTGAACACGATTTTCAGGAAATATCTGGCCCTATCTGGTGTTCCAATTCCGCGGGAAGGCTTCTGCGGAATGCATACTTTGCGGCATACTCTTGGCAGAGTTCTGCTTGAAAAGCAGGTTCCGCTGCCGCAGATCAGTCAGATTCTCGGACATACGAGTGTGAAATCCACCAGCATATACTTACAGATTGATATGAACGGTTTAAAAGCATGCATGATCAATCCGAACGAGGTGTCTGAATCATGAAGTTCGAATACAAAAGTGTCTTCGGCCCTTTCATGGAAGACTTGATTCAGGAAAAGCGAAAACTCGGCTACAAATACGAGACTGCAGAGCGCAGATATCATGAAATGGATGGATTCTTTTTCAGAGCTGGCATAAAGGATCCGGCTTTAACGAAAGAAGTTGTAAACCTTTATGTCACAAAAAGGCCAAATGAAACAAAGCAAACACGCAATAATCGGGTCGGTGCCATTCGGGAATTAGCCAGTTATATGTCCAGAACAGGAAACGAAGCATATATTTGTCCGCCTCTGCCTGCAGGAAGCTACGCCAGAGAATATGTCCCGCACATTTTTACTGACCAAGAGCTTGCGTCTATATTTCAAGCTGCGGATAAAGAAGGGATCGAAAATGAGTGCAATCAGCGGTATGCCGTTATTTTCCGAGTTCTCTACAGCACAGGTATGCGTGTAAACGAATTGATGCATTTAAAATTCAAAGACATTAATTTTGAAGACGGCACCTTCTTTATCAGGCAGGCCAAGAACAATAAAGATCGGATGATACCTGTTCACCGGGTAACTTTAGATTATCTGCAGAATTATCAGAGAAAATATCGTTCAGGCATTTCAGAGGAAGAATATATCTTCACTAATAATAAAGGAAAAAGTCTTAGCGATGCGTCTGTATACCACCATTTCCGAAGATGCCTATGGAAAGCAGGAATACACCATGGCGGCAGAAGTAAAGGTCCAAGAATTCATGATTTTCGTCACACTTACTGTGTTCATTGTCTCCGCAACTGGGTCAAAGAAGGACAGGATATCAATGCGTTAATGCCATATCTTTGTGCTTACATGGGGCATTCAGATACACGGTGCACGGAATATTATCTGCGCCTGACAGCAGAACTGTATCCGGAGATAGTTGCAAAGTGTGAAAGATACTTTGAAGGCACCAAAAATGAAGAATAAAGACTTTGATTACTACGTCACCAGTTTCTTTACAAAGTATCTGACGGGAGAAAGGAATCTAAGCACTAATACGATCAGTTCCTACAGGGATACCTTCAAGCTGCTGTTGATTTTCTTTCGAGATGAGATGAATCTTCCGCCAGAAAAAGTAACTCTGTCCGAACTGACAAGGAACAATATTCTGCATTTTCTTGACTGGCTGGAAGCAAGCAGAGGAATCAAGAAATCATCACGGAACATCAGATTATCAGCAATTCATTCCTTTATCAGATATGTGCAGGTAGAAGATATTGATCATTTTGAAGAATATCAGAAAATCCTTGCCATCAAGAATAAGAAGAGTACGTCAAGGGTTATCCCGTATCTAACAGTAGAAGAGGTAAAGGCAATTCTCGCTGCGCCTGATACAGAGACTGCAAGAGGTCGCAGAGATAAAGTTTTATTGACCGTAATGTATGACACTGGTGCAAGGGTTAGCGAGATCTGCAGTTTGAAAGTTGATGATATCCGCTTGAATAGTCCGGAAACTGTCAGAATAACAGGCAAAGGGAATAAGACTCGCTTTGTGCCTATCATGGGAAATACAGCCGGAATTCTCCGGAAGTATATCGAAGAAAACAATCTGAATACTCTGAAATATTCAACAAAGGAATACCTCTTCTCAAATAATCAGAGTCATCAGCTTACTCGTGCAGGAGTAGCATATATTCTGAAAAAGTATGCAGCAATGGCAGAAGATAAATCCGGAGTTGCCTTCAGCATTCAGACACATCCTCATATTCTCCGGCATTCCAAGGCAGTTCACATGCTTGAAGCTGGTGTTCCATTGATATATATTCGTGATTTTCTTGGACACGCCAGTGTAACAACTACTGAGATATATGCAAGAGTTTCCCAGCAAAGCAAAAGAAAAGCTCTAGAAAACGCATATGAGGAAATCACACCTGAAGACACAAATGATTGGAATGATGATGCCGATTTAATGCGATGGCTTCAAAATCTCACAAAGAAATAATGTAAAGTAATTGCCGCAGTTATCCGCATCAGCACCGATGATTGCGGCATTTACTTTACATTATCAATTGCTTTGCATAATTTCCATAATGTAAAGCTTTACATTATGGAAAGACGTTCCTTGCCTGTGCTTATGGCAACGAAGCATGTGAGCATGGGTATACAGTCAGATACTTCATCATGCCTGACCTTATGAGCACCTACCACAATCAGGAAAGCAAAGGTAAAGGAGAGAAATTCCTCAGGAAGCTGGTTAATACGAACCTGGTGATCATTGACGACTTTATGCTTACCAGGATAACCAGTGAAGATGCGGATTTCCTGTACCGACTGATCTCATCGAAACCCAGATCCAGTATTCATCGTTCTTTCCTGATCTGCTCACAGCTAATGCCTGAAGAAATGTATAACCGGCTTTCACAGGCAGGAGGCGCAATCGCAGATACGATCATGAACCGTCTGACTGCCAAGGCATACACAATAACACTCGAAGGTGACAGCATGAGAAATATCGATATAGCTGCCGCCCTTGCACAGCAGCAAGCTTCACGAAGTAATACACAGTAATCAAATGATCCCCTGTCCAATACCGACAAGGGATCACCCTTTTATGGCGGTACCATGACAACCGGTTCAGTGAGTCCATCAATTTCCGCACTGCCGGTACCATCTCATGCCGGATCTATGCGTCCAAAGTCCCGGCGTCTGCAGGTCAAAATCTCAATATCACTTTCATGAGCTTATCTTAATGACATTGGGTGTATCAGCTGTCTTTTGAATTCTATCAACTGGGCTAGCCTTACGATATTCACGAATATAGTCCAATCTTGCAGTCAACTCTGGAATATTTGCATAATCTGATATTTTCTTTCCAACAAACCAGAAACAGAACCGCGAATAAGTTACATCGTTCAAAAACTCTCTGCTACCAATGAATGGATGAATTACGTCTTCTAATATAGGATATTTTTCTATAAATTCCTGCCGTTCTTCTGTAGAAAGCATCAATCTACCATTATCAGCTGGAGGGCTTCCCTGTACAACCTTTGCTAAGCCTTTGTTAATCGATTTACTACGATTTTTAATAAAAACATCTGGCCCATCATTTAGGTATCCGTTGATATGCTTAACTTTCCGGCATTCATTATCAACAAACAGGAGTTTTTCTTTCCGATCTTTTCTAGAAAAACCAATTATTACACACATCACGGCTGCTTGTTCTTTGGCTTCACTCGTCCACTTAAACGTTTGGTATGCAAAGTTGATTTTTATCCCGCCTGTTAACAATGGCTCCCAAAGCAGATTAACAGATTCTCCCTGACAGATAGAATTAGAAGATACAAATGCAACCTCTGTATCAGATCCATCAATAAAATCTGCGGCCTTTTTAAACCACCCGGCAACATAGTCAAGCTTTCCCCAACTCTTCGAAGGTGCAAACACGTTCTGAAGATCGGCTGCTTGTTGTTTTGAACGCATTGCCTGACCAACAAAAGGTGGATTTCCCATAATATATGAGACTTTGCCATTTGCTACGGTCTGTCTCCAATCAAGTCTTAATGCATTCCCTTCTGTAATATTCACATATGTTTTCAACGGCAAGAAATCTTGATTGAAGCCATAAAGAATATTCTTTGTTTCATCAAGCATCTGGCTTTCTGCAATCCATAAAGCTGTCTTTGCAACTGTTGCCGCAAAATCATTTATTTCGATGCCATAGAACTGCTGGATAGATACCTGAATCGGATTATCAAATTCATCAGAAACCATAGCCATCTGCCCATGCGCCAATTCTCTAATCACCTGGTTTTCTAAACGGCGGAGGCTCAAATAAGATTCTGTAAGGAAATTTCCACTTCCACAGGCTGGATCCAAGAATGTCAGTGAAGATAGCTTTTTCTGGAAAGTCTTTAACTTAGCCTTCTTGCTTCTCGGAACAGAAATATTTTTAATTTCTTCAAATTCAGATTTAAGGTCATCAAGAAATAGTGGATCAATCACCTTATGAATATTCTCTATTGAAGTGTAATGCATACCCCCGGAGCGCCTGGTTTCCGGATTTAAAGTACTTTCAAAAACAGCTCCAAAGATAGTCGGACTAATATCTCGCCAGTTAAAATCTTCAGATGCATGGACTAAGATCAGATTTCTGATCTCATCGTTAAACTGTGGCACCTCAATTGATTCATCAGAAAAAAGTCCACCATTCACATATGGGAATGCCTTTAGATCATCCTCCAGGTAATCATCTCTATCTTCTTCCTTCTGATCTAGTACATGGAACAAATCTAGCAGCGCCCGTCTACTATCCCTTACAGAGAATTGTTCCATATAATCATGAAACTGTTCCCGTTCAAAGATACCCGCATCCTCAGCATAAAACAGGAATACGAGACGCACACATAATGCATTCAGACTGCGGAGTTTATGTTCTCGCTTTGCTTTATCCTCAGCACTTTCGTCCTTTGGAGTGGTTTCTGGAATTCCATATTGCTTAAGAAAGGCATCATAGATTTTGCCTACAATGTCACCCGCTTTGATGGATACCTCCATCTCATGAGAAAGCTGCTTAACATCCTTTTTCACAAGAAAATCGAGCAACGGATATTTATTCTGCAGATCAATGACAGAAATCTTCTGTGGAGTAGGCACAATTTCATTCATGTCATAAATCCAGAGCTCTTTAAAATTGCATGTAATAATCCAGCGGGCTTTTTCCTCATACGGAAGGTTATCGTTATATCTTTTCCCTTGCTCATATGGCGTAAGCCTTTCTCCACCTGACTGTGATTCTTTTTCATCAAGTGGATGCGTGTCACCTTTCTGCTCGATCAGAACCTTAACAGATGGAATATATCCATCTATTCGGCGAGAATGTACTTTTCCATCCCCTTCTGGAAGTTTAACGGATTTTTCAAAATCAATGTAGTCAGTAACCTTATCTACACCAAGAACATCGTGAAGAAGTTCCAACCAGAATTTATGGCTGTCCTTCATCTCATCTCCGCCATTTTTCCATTTATTTACAAATTGTCTAGCGGCTTCCCGCTGCTCTGCATCCGTCATCCATAGTCTCCTTATTTTTCATGGAATTTGAATCTGGCACCGACTCCATGATCTGATTTATATTGCAATCCAGGGCTTCGCATATCCTTAATAAGACATCTGTAGTAATATTTTCACCCTTACCAAGTTTCGCCATTGAGGCTGTGCTAATTCCGCTTTTTTCACGAAGCTGTCTCTTATTCATGCCCTTATCAATTAGTATTTTCCACAAAGGATTATAACTAATACGCATATGTCACCTTTTTAATTATGATTCTTCATTAGTATTATTGTTACGGTTATTTTTCTTTTTTGCCCATGACCATCCGAACAACTCCCCTCCGTCTTGATGAAGTTCAATGACCTTAGTCTTTTGAATGATTTCTCCTGTAATCTGAGAGTAAGCATCCTTCTTATCAAAAGCGATAAATATTTGCTTAGGACTCTTTGCATACAGTTCCATAATTTCATCAATAGGAAGGTCTTCTACGTTCTTAAAAATCAAAGAATCATGTGTAATAAACGGCAAATCTGTTATATGCAACATGGCCAAATCAAGCATAATCATTCCACGATAGTTAGCTCCAGTACCAGTATCCTCAGGAATATGGTAATAGTAGTCAGGCTTACCGGTTCTCGTGCTTGAAAATGAAATCGTTGGAGCATAATTCTCGCCATTGTATATATATTCATTAACGCTATACAGTTCTTGGTTCAGCTGTTCTTCAATCTTCTTAAGTTGCGCCTCTCTAGCTTCCTGAAGAGCTGTCAAAGCTTCCTTTGTTTCATCACGTACAATGTTCCATTTTTTACGTTCTGAATTAGCCCTTTCCAGCTCATCAATTTTCTTAGTTAGCTCGGCATGCTGTTGAAGAAACTTCTGGGATATATTCACCGGCACACCCGTTGCCCGAAGTTCTTCTTCCGCAACCTTGATATCATTCTCCAAGGCTGAAATCATATCTTCGATGTTTTGTATATCTTCCTTCATCTCTGATGCCAGTATCTTCTGCATCTTTTGATGAAACTCATCAACCTGTAAGATTTTCCACTGATTTACGTTCGGGAAGAATTCCATCAAATCTTCTATGTCGTTCTCATCAAGGACATTTTCTCCACTCAGATTTTCACGAATAGCGTCCTGCTGAGTCCGAAGCATTGTTCTTTTTCGGCGCATAGTCTTCAGCCGGGCTTTTATTTCTGCCGCCTTGTCGATCTGTTCATTTTGCTGAGATGATAAGTCTGCATCTTCTTTATTTTGAAGATTCTGCAATTCAGTTTTCAGTTTATCTATTTCTTCCTCATTTTCCTTAATACCACGTTTTCCTGATGGTACATTTCCTGTTAGATGGTAATCTGAAGCAGCTTTATGTGCGTCTTTTTCCTTTTTCTTTTCGGTGTAAACAGCCTCATAATCCTCTATGAACTTGTAAACATGAAATAATTTCTCTAATGATTTAACTGCTGCGCTTCCACTTGTCTCATAATCATAAGAAAGTGGTCTAACTTCATTTGTATTACCACGAAGATAAATTCTTTGATAACGACCAACCACCTCCCGAAACGAATCTCCACTATTTTCCAAATGGTATTGTTCGTAAAGATGCTGTGTATATTCATCTAATGATATAGGATCCTTTATCGGCATATAATTTGAATCACAAACCAGTATCTCGTCTGGTCTTAAAGTGTTACGGCTGTAATACTCCTCAATGCCATCGAACTTCATCGTAAATTTGATTGTATGATTTCCGACATGTTTTGGATCGTTAGCATTGCTAACTTTAGGATCCACATATGCATTTCCGCCAAAACAAAAATCTATAATAAGGAGCAATGTAGACTTACCAATAGAATTATCAGCATGGTTTCCACCTACTATAGTATTTAAGCCATCGTGAAATGTAATTGGACCTCGTGGCACCATATGGCCGTCAACCTTCATCTGAAATTTATCGCATTCAATTCTGTATAACATAAATCAGCTGCCTCCGCACATCGTCATAATCAATTGCATCCAAGACGAAAAGGCAATCTAGTATTTCCAAAAATTCATCTGTGTCTCGAATGTCTTTTTTTACAGCACCATATAATTCTTTAACTCCCATCGGCCTTTTCTTTAATTGCTTTAATATGACCGGTAGCTTGGATAATGTGCTTTCCTGATATGAAAATAATTTACTTGGTAGGAGCATCGAAAACCTCGCAATCCTTTATAAAATAAGAAATAACTATCGCGCAGCAATATTCGTCTCCGTTAGTCACTTGCTTAAGCCATGTAACCATTGAGTTGTAAATAGTCAATTGATCCATCCCTTGATCTCGAAATTTAAAATACATGAAACGGACCTGCGTGCAGAATCGTTCATAATGAAATTTTCGCGTTGCCTCAAGCTCTTTAAACTTTTCATTTAATGGCGTGAAATATAAATCCACATGTGCCTTTGCACGATTTAAGAGCATTACATTTTGAGAATCAATCTTTTCTTTTAATGCCACTGGCGTGTAATTTAAGTCAACATCTTTTGCTTGAGTTAAATTCGGAATGGCATCTAAAACCGCACAAATCTCGTCCTCAATTTTTTCATCAGCGAGAGATTCTTGCAATTTAGCATTTTGCAGAATCTCTTTTTTTAATTCTTTCATCTGCAGAATTTGATCTGCTGACCTTTGAAGTAGATATTTTCGTGAACAGGTCGGGCACAAGGCAATCAAGTTATGCTGCTTATTTTTTGAAAGTGATGGATCTATAACAAGAACCTCATAATTTTCAATTGAATTGCCATCTGAATGAATGAACAAACTATTAGGACAGCCTTTAACCGGGCAATGACCATTCTCTTCAGCAACAAGTGTTGCACCATATTTTTCTTTGAGATCCGCTTCTTTTGTAACGGATTCAGCAGTAGGGTTTTTTGCTCTGCGTCCCTTTCCTGCTCGCTCAACTAATGCTTTGTAATAGTTAGAGATCTTAACAGGATAATTATCTTTATTTATTCCTGGGCATTCCTTTTCAAATACCTGGCAAAGATATTCTTGAGTATCTTCATTATCTGTCTCAATGAAGTTTTCAAAATTTGCGAAATCAGGTGACTTCAGAATGATTTTTGCAGGCTTTGTTATGTTGCTATCTCCATAGTAGTAACTCTTATAAGTCCGAGGGAGGAGCTCATTCGAATCATTATCATCCTCTTCTAAATACACGGATGAAAGAAGCCTCTTAGCGAAGCTCTCAGGTTTCTCTTTCGTTTTTTGATAGTAAGGAGCCAATTTGCTTACAAACTCCGCAAATTCTGTTTTTAAGTCCGACACCCAGTGTCCCTCCCACTTAAACTTGTACAACCTTGTACTAACTTGTCCTGTCACGAATCATGAAAGTTCAGCATTTCTTATACTGAAATCATGAGATGAGGGGCAGGCAAGCAGCCCAATGTAAGGGCTATCAATACTTAGATCAATAATACCAGCTAACAATACTGGTCGCAATCTAAAGATATGCGTTTGCAAACTTATTGTTAGCAAACAAAAATCTCGTCTCATTGTCCCGGACATCGACTTTAAACCGTCTCATCTGAACTGCGACTCCCCGAGTGTACATAAACGGGTGTTCATAGCCGATAGCAAAGGTGACAACTGAATATGACATAGGTCAAAAGCCAGTGAACGGCAAGACCACTAACTACCCGAAATGGAGCATTGTTCCAAGTCGGACAGGATTAGTGCGCCCTGCCGTTCTTTCTGTCTTGGCATCTCCATTTCGGTCCATCGAAGTGGAGGCGTCAATCATGGCAAAACAGAGACAAATTAATTTTTATGAGGACGATCATCAGACAATTAGAACAACTGTAACCATCATCGAAGAAGCTGATGGAACCACATGTTTCATCTGTGCAGATGGATACACAATGTATCCAATGGAGCTTGATGGCATTGAGCCAAATATGTATAAGTCTTATGGCTTCGATCCTGCTCTTATCAGACCTTGGAAGGTAGGTTGCAAGACGAGAATGGCTTATCTTGTGCCGGTCAGAGACATTGAATACAACGCACTCATCGCGGATGAAAAAGCTGAACAGAAACGTGAAGAGCGCAAATCAAAATGCCTGGTTGCCGGAAAAAATGGATATCCAATTATCTGCAGAGAGACCAGCTGCTGGAAAGCGTACGAGGAAGGTCGCTGCACTTGCTATGGCAATCTTAATAACGTCACTGCAGACGACGTATATCTCGAAGATATGATGACAGATACAAACTGGGAACCCTCAACGGACGATACAACATCCGGAACGGCAATGGCACATGTGATGGAAGATGAGTTTAAAGAGTACCTTGCTCATCACCAGAAGAAGCTCCGCACGATCTACGAAGATAATATTTGTGGCCTGGATGCAGCCAAGATCGCCGCAAAGCATGGTTACAACATCAATACCACATATCGTTATTTGAAGAAAATCAAAAAGCTGGCAGACGAATTTTTCAATCAGGATTAATTGAATCGGAGCAGCAGATAGGTTTCACCGCCTATCTGCTGCTCTTTTATTAGTTTCATAAATACTGAACACTGATAATGCATTCTTTTAATGTTGGGAAAACCACTTCTGCTTCTTCGCCACGTGAAATATTTAGCGCAGAAAGATCAATTCCATATTTGTCTCCGGTATTGCAAACCACCTGTGTCATCGGTCCGTAAAGCTTGCCGTTAAAATAACTATTATCCTTATTTTTACTCCAGGAAACCCATACTCCATCACACTCTGGATTTACAACGCTTTCCTTATCAGATGATCCTTCTCCATGTCCAAGGTACCGATATAGCGTTCCTTTATACAGAGCTCCGGTCGTAAATTCCTTTATTGGAAACGGCGCATAATCCTTATCAATGATAAGGAATGCATACAATACATCAAAGAAGTTTTGGAAAGCAGATGACAATGCTGCCTCTTTTCTTTCTCCAACATAAGTGCATCCAGCCCAACAATCCAATGCTGATTCAATATTATCCAGACAATTGTTTCCATCATCAATTCTTATATATCTTTTCTCTGAAAACATACTTGTTATAAAGTGAATCTGGTCAGATGTAAGTTTGATCCGGTCAATATTATCTTCAGCAACTTCGGACCAATTTCTTATTTGATTAATCTTCATATGCAATGATCACCTTCAGATAATTTGAGTATAACTGTTGGATTAAGGACCGGCAACAATCTTTCCCTACTGCTTTTTGCCATTCGTTTGTCTCTTTTTGCCATAATATTCTGTTCAAATCCGGCACATTTTTTCGGGTGCAAAGTGACTCAGTGGAATAATGTGCATTTCCGTGAAAAGGTTATTTGCTGAATGTACATTTACGCCAAATGATCAGGGTACAGGAATAAATAGCAAAAAGAAAAAGCCCATCCTCCTGTTAAGGAAGATGAGCCTTAGTATAAAACTTACTTTTCAGTTACTGTTAACTTGCCGGCGCTATCAACAGTTACAGTAGCACTTGTCTTTGTCCCTGTTGGACTAAGAACAGTTGCTATATCCTGCCCGGCGATCTTTGTTTCTGCGTTTGTTCCTGTCCATCCTGCTTTCTTCTGAGTAAGAGTAATCTCTTCAGATGCAGACTTCTTTGTAGAATCATATGTTGCTTTACCAGTACTATCTTCTGTTAGCACTGCTGTTGAACACTCAGCATATGCTGCTCTGATATTAGCCAT